TGCTTTTTCTTGTCATCAATGATGAAAATATCACCAATATTAACTTTGTCGGCATTTAAAGTTCCCAATATCCCTGCACGATTTCCCAAAATCAACTTGGAATATTTTTTAATTGCAGAAGTTGCTTTTTGTTTGAGAATATATGACATATACTTTTCATTTTTTTCTACTTTAGAAAACTTATAATCTTGCAAATTTTGTATTTTTAATTTATCTACTATTTCCACAGCAGTATAATATGAAGTATAAATCCAGGAATTTATTTTACCATCTTTGTCTTTATATGCGTTTCTATATGTTGATACGGATCTATCAGAAATCTCACATCTAGCAATTACTTTATTCCACAAATTACCACTTGTTTCTGTGATGAGTTTATGAAAATCTTCTAAACTGTGATCATCTTTATATGTTACATATCCTAGAGCAACACAAGATAATGATTCATTTAAACTTGTTGATGCCATAATACTTTTTTCAAGTATTTAGAAAAAAAGAGGGTCATTTCTGACCCTCTCTATCAACCTCCTTTTTCACGCAAACTTCGCACAAGATACTCAGTAAACTCTTCCATCTTTTCAGGAACAACTGCTTGTGGTCTTTGGTTGATGACATTTTTGAGTGCTGCCATCTCTTTCCACTCATCATCAGTCAATTTTGAGTTTCCTTTTGAAGGAAGAGTCATACTTTCGCTCCCGTGTTTATGTGCATATCATAACATTATTTAAGGGAGATGTGAGGTTTCTTAATACTTTCTTTGGGATTGAGTAATGTTTCTTTACGAACCAAAGAATGTACCAAATCCACCTCTCTCATCACCAAATCCTTTCATTCGATCTTCTAGTTTATCAAGAAGTTGATCTGTCTTAATTAAACTATCAATACGACAGATCATCTCTGAAATCTCACGGGAAACAAAAGGTTTTTCATTTTTAGCGGCCCAATGCAGGGCATTTCGAAGACAACCTTCTGCTTCTTTGAGTCCATCTTCCACTTGGTTTGTTAGGGACATTTTTTATTTGAAACTCTACACATCATACCAAAACTCTCATACTTTTGTCAATACCTCTGTTATTTTGAAACCTTGAGAGTGCATTATAAGTTGAAATATGTCCCGTAACAAGACACTTCCATTTCGTACTATTTTGCCTTTTAGCATTTTGACTTCTTTCTTCTTTTGATAATCCGCATATACCCTTTCCAAGTTTTTTGTTGATATTTCCTTGTTTTTTTCCACCATCTATTTGAGATTTCTTTTTATCATCATCACTCATCCCAAATAAACCTTTACCCTCATCATATAACTTTTTACCTGCTACTTTTCCACCATTACTACATATTTCTATTTTTCTTTCTTTTGATAATCCATATATTCCTACTTTGTTAGTTTTATTTACTTCTGTTGCTCTTTTTCCTGCTCTAGAAAGAACTTCTTTGGGTAGAAACTTCCTTGCATTTTTTGCATTTTCTATTCTTTCTTCTCTGTTTAGAGAGTGAATACCTTTTTTATCATTTCTAGACTTTATGCCATTTTGTTTCTTTACTAATAATGAATAAGATCCACCACATCTTTCGTTTAGACAATACAAGTCATTGAGAACTGGTTTAATCAATCTATCTTCAACCTTTCTACATTCTTCGTATCCTTCATCACTATAATCAAATATTTCTAATATCTGTTTCTTTGGTGTATAAAGTTCCCAACACCATTTATTTGTTACAGGAGAACCCCAGTATTCTTGATTATAATACTTTTCCTTCTTACTACCATAATAATAGTAAGGAACTTCTTCAAAGGTAATCTTATATGTGTAGATGCGTGGTTGCATAATTCTACTCTAATTTGCTCGCATATGTATTTATATGGCAAAGGAGGGACTTTCACCCTCCTCCCGATGTGTTGCGAGCAAATCAGGTATTAATATTTAGCGCCATTTACTTTCCTCAATTCAAAACTACCATCACCACGATCAATCCATTCAACTTGATCTCCTTCCTTAAGATTTGCTGCTTCTAACAAATCATCAGGAAACTCTACAAAACATTCACCAGTCAATCCATCAACCTGAACAGGAAGTTGCCATTTTACTACTTTATCGTTCATTTCATCTGATGCTGCCTTATCGCACATTGCGTTCAGTTCTTCTTCAGTATATTGATTTGATTCTTCCCAAAAGTCATTCCAAGCACCTTTACATTCTGGTGATGGATCATTCTTATCACAGGACAAGATTTTATCTACACAATCATCATACTCTTTGATGTGTCCTTTACCATTACCATTCAGAAGAGCAAGAAGTTCATATGATTCTGATGCTCTCTTCTTGTAAGTATAGTATTCATCTTTGACTACATTTACAATTACATCATAAATTTCCTGCGGTGTTGCTTCACCACAAGACATTGCATCATACAACCAATTCTCTAGATTTTCAAGTGAATACTTTTTGTAATCCATAATCAATCTTCTCTGGGTTTAGGTTTAGAACACTCAAGACAATAGTAAGAGAAACCCTCTCGAAATGATTTTACCACCTGAAAGTGGTTGGCGTCAAGTGGTTTCTCCTCACCACATTTACTACAGATCCTTTTTCCACTTTTTACGAACTCTTTTGAGTTCTTTGAGTTCCATTTTAATATTTTTGTAAGCTGTGTCAGCATCTAACTTACCCCCCATTTCAAGAGCAACGATGATGTCAACTCTTGTTCCAAAATGTGACAATGCTTTTTCGAATGAGTCAAGATCTTCATACATTGTTTGTAAGATTTTCAACAATGATTATATCTATACGAGCATCAACTGCATCAATATGATTTGACAACTCATAAAGACAGTTTGATGTTTCTACATTTTCATTTTCAAGATGAAGTATTTTTTCTTCCAACTTAGCAATTTTAGAATATAAATCAATATTCTCTTCAACTGACTTTGAAGATGATGAAAAATACCAATTAATAAATTTTTTAATCATATTAAATCAATCTCTTTCAAATACTGCTGATAACACATAAACGATTGTAGACGAATGGAAACACCTAAACTGTCACAACAACGACAATATGAAATAAATTCATACCAAGGACTTGTAGGGTCTGTATCACTCATAGCAATTCTTTCCAGAAATGATCTCCTTTTTGAAGTGCTAATACAGCAGTTGTGTGTTCCCTTGCGTGTCTGTCAAGGTCTTTCTCTTCAAAGTAAAGATTAGACCTATAAACAGCACAACGAAACACATCAGCCCATAGTTGTTGATTAGGAGTCAGACGCAGTTTCATTTTTTAAATCAGGGTGTGGTGCATATAGTGGTCCAGAATAGTTTCCAGCAAATTCTGTCAGTTTTTTAACTGCTTCAAGGACTTCTGGAGTTTCATTCCACTCCCAAGTATTACCATTCTTGTCAACAAAAGTGCGTAGTGTCATTAGAGTTTTCCTCCAACAGTTCCTTCATGCTTAATTGTATCATCAGGCCAACCTTCTTGTCTACCTTTAAGATAAAAACGAGTTCCACTAATACAATCTTCTTCTGTAAGTGCTGATACAAGACCTTTACCGTCTAGATCATAACTATCCCAAAGAAATCTTCCTTGCTTAACATAAAAGCAATCATCAATCAGTTTCTTTTCTTCCATTATTTTGTAGTGTTAGTTGACGTTGTAACTCATATTTAACAGGTAGGAGATGAGAAGTGAAAAACCCCTCATAGTTATTTTCCCTCACAAGATTACTAATATTCTCTACTTGTTGCAGAGCAAGAATAAGATTAACTTTGGATGTCATTTTTTAGATTTTGGAGTGCGAGTAGTGTTTCTAGTGGAATCCATGCTGGATTTTCGTTTGCGAACTGGACTTGAACCTCCGTCACTTTTTGATTTAGACTTTTGTTCCACACTTCTCTTACGTTTTTTACTGGTGTCAACGGGTTCTCCATCACGATAGTCAATCTTAATAGTTCTCTTATCCAGTCTATACCTTTCTAGGTATTTGTCAAGATGTTCCTGACACTCAAAGTAACAGACTGTACTGTTTTTCTTTTCACCAAACTCAAGACGAAATCCAAACTTATCATAAGGGAATAGTTCTGTACTAATCATCGGCCAGTGACATCTTCGTACTCAACCACTTTACCATACTTGAAGTGGATTCTGCAACGAGGCCAATCTTCCCACTGACCATCCCAAGTTGCTGGGTAAATCTCCACATACTTGGTAATAGCATGAACACGATACTTTCCATGAACTCCTGTAGGAATCCACTCAAAGTTTAACCACTTCCTGTCAGGATCATACTTTGGATGTCCTTCTTCATAGATTTCCATAGATGAAGTACCAACGTAATCACCAACCCACAAATAACCAGCAGGGTCTATCCAGAAGTGTGACATTGTGCCACTATATCCTTCTTCAATATCTTTTGTTTGACACTCTACATTTGTGAATTGTTCTCCAAGATTATATGAAGAACGAACGTAATCGAACATTCCGATGGATCATTCCTCCTCAGTCACAACATATTCACATTTATATCCTTTCGTCGTCCATCCACGATTACAAGATTGCCAAATTGAACTTTGATTTAAATTAAGTTGTCTTGATAAAGGTCTTTGTCTCCCTACAAATACCTCACCAGTTTTTAAATTAGTTATTTTAATCATAACGTCATTAAAGTTATTTGTCCCGTGCTGTATTTTATCAAGGATATTATCAGATTGTGTGCCCCAAGTCAAGTTACACAATCTATCATCTTGTGCATTTCCATTTAAGTGCCTAACTACCATTTTAGGTGGTCTTGGTGATACGAATGTTTCCAAAACAAGGCTGGATATGCTTTTTTCTTTTTTACATAGAACAACATACCTATATCTCATAGGTGTTTTAAATCTATCTTTTAGAATAAGTCCTCTATTGTTTCTAACTCTTCCTTGGTCAGAAACTTCATAAAGACATTCGTATCCTACAACTGGTTTCCAGATTTCCATTGTTCTTTTAGTAGGGGTATTGCTATTTATAGTATAGAATAAAATGGGGACTTACGCAAGTCAAATACCCCTACCCGACTTTGCTGCCCCACTACTAATCTTCCTCCATCAAATCTCCAACAAGATTATCTATCTCATCAAACATCTCTTGAGTGAATGGAATTGTCTCTACTTTACCACTCTCAATATCATCTACCATTTGTTGTAGATACTCAAGAAAATGTTTAGGTAATGTATCATCTTCACCTAGTTGAGTCCAGAACCATTCATAACATTCTTCATAAGGGTCATCATACCACATTAGTGCATAATCTTTGTAGTTTCCTGTCATCAAATCACGCCAGATGCGGAAGTTGCCATTAAAGGATTGAAACCACGAAGGAATCAAATGAGTGAAGATGTATTGTGCCCAAGTCATTTTAGATAATGCGGTTGTTCGGTATCAAACTTATAGAACTTCACATCTTTCATATCAAGACACATACGAACAGTTTCGTGTTCTCTGTGTTCCCTATCTGTTCCTTTATATATCCATCTGCGTTGATAAGCACAACACCAGACACTGAAAAAGATTTTAGATTTTTCGTTCATTTGCAGTCCAGGAAGTAAGCAAACTTTGCAGAATAATCGGGAGTATATCTTACCACATCACAACCTTTATAAGTATCAACAACCTCAAACTTTCGTTCTGGTGGTGATGGTTTGCTTTCTACCCAGTTTGCTGCACCATTCATAACGATTGATAGAAGAAAAAGTCCAACAAAGAAGATGATAATACCTTTAGTCACGGCGTCTCATCACTCCAATAATAACGCAGTTTATCACCATCCGCAGAAATATTCAAGTGATAGATTTTATCATTTTCACCATATACACCAATCCAAAGTGTCCTCTCATTCATACTTTCCAGATGAAACATTTGAATGTCTTGAAGTACGATTTCGTCTGGGTTTTCTGTAAATCTACTCATTTCTTCTCCACCCAAGTACAAGCAAAAAAGATCCTAGACATAAACCTCACAAACCTATTAGGCACTTCTCCTTCTACTGGAGTATAAGCAATACCATTACCAGGAGAACCACCAAACAGATGACAAGTCCAGTTAGATAGCTTTTTTGGATTGTGAATGAGTTGATAGTCAGGGGATTTAGTTAGATACCAATCAAACACACCATCCTTCTTTGCTTGTTTCATAGCATCTTTCAGTCCCTGTTCCACTTGTTCTGGTGTTTGTGGTTCTGGTTTCCATTCAGTCATTTCAGAATCTCATCAACATCAACTTTATCACAACCAGGCAAACCTGCTTGACCGAGTAGTTCTAATACATAACCCTCAAAATCTGTGGCATCACTCTCATAGACATAATGCCCACCATTATTGTCACTCTCAGTGTAGTTGTTGAGATAATCCGCAAAGGTTACAAAGATTGCCATAGCACGGGATTTATCGTGCTCTGTGAGTGTTTTATGTGGATGTGCTACGATACACATAATTGTGTTGAATAGTTCGGCAGGAGTGTAAGAGAATGCCTTTGCTTCTTCGTTTAGTTTCAGTGGGTTGCTCATTTTTCCTCCCAAGGTGGTGTGCGTTTTAGTACTCTGGCAATCTTTTCATCATATTCTGGTGGTTTGTTGATTGCTTCTATCAGTTTATCATATGCTTCTTCGGACACATAAATTGTATGAACATATGGTTTCGCATCTAATCTCAACTGACGAACGTGTGAAATAGTAGGATTGAAAGCATCATCATAAGGATAGATATACTCCATATACCATCCAAGATTTAATCCTTCCCAGAATTCATCGTATCCCCACTCATCACCATCATTATAACAATCCAGACAGTTCCAGAAGTTATGGAACCCGTCAAAGAAAAGTTCCCATTTCGTAGGTTCTTGGAATCTCATTCTACATCCTCAAAGAAAATTGTATGATACTCACCTTCTACTTCTTCAAAGGTAAAGTTTTCGTGCCAAGCATAAGGTAGCATCTCTTTGACTGTAAAGATTTGATTGATTTCAAATTTGTCTTTGTATGGACCGAAACCAGTATATCTGACTTTGTATGTCATTTCAGTTTTCCTTTTTCTTTTGAGAATACTCAACAATAACTTCAATAACACCTTCAATAAAACCAGCAGAGAGAGCAATAATAGAAGGAGAAAATACCTGCCACCAAGTCCAATCAATCGTTTCAGTCAGTTTGAGAACAATAAAGATAATTGTAAGAAGTTCAAAAATACCAACACCTTGTTTGTAGTTGTTTTTGTTAGTCATGCTCCAATCTCATCAAGTTTCTCATTCATAATACCAGTCATATCAAGTGTGCGTGGATCAATACCAGCATCAGTGCAATCCATGATAAACTCCATGAATGCCCCTAGAATAAGACAGGCACGGCGTTTGTCATGCTCCGTGATGGTAGTATGTGGCATGGCAACATAGTTTACCACATGATCGTAGAGTTCATCGTAAGTCATTTCAATCTTTCCAATACATTACGAATATGAGACACTGAAAGATAAAACTCTCTGGTGTTTTGTCCCCCCAATACAATTGCGTTGAGTTCTTCAAGTGCTTCGTTAATGAGTTCTCTACGTTCAGCAATAGCAAGCATTTCTTCGTGGGTTGGGTCAGTCATTCCATCTCCAAGTGCGTTCAATGATACCAATATCAAACCCAAACTTATAAGCCCAGAATAGAATACTCAAAGTAGAACCAGAACCTGATTTGATTTGAATATAGGGCCAAGATGGGTAATCATTCCAACTTACAGATGCTTGAATCAAACTCCAATTTTTTACGTTGAGAACCTGAACATACCATTCGTGCCCAAAATCTTCACGATGTTTAAAGTTAATCAGGTTCATTGTCCTTCCTCAAGATTAGTGAGTTCTTCATCAGTCAAAGCAGTTCCCATCGGTCCTTTCTTCAGTCGTGCCCATTCTTCTTCTGCTTCCTTCCAATCCTCAAACTTACCTTTCAAATCTTCTGCGAGAGTGAGTTCAAATTCTTCTGCGACTTTACGCATATCTTCTTGACTTTGCATATCATTAAATGCAAGAGCACACGCCCCTTTCATAATGCCAAGATCATTGTGTCCCATACAACGAGCAACATCCCCAAAGAAACGAAAGAGTTGGATGCTATTGATGTCTTGACAGGGGATCTCAAATGTATAGTGTTGCTCTGGAAGTGTCTCATCATCATAAATTCCAGAACCACCATAAGTAGGAGTCCATTCAGTATCAAAGTGAACTTTGAGAGATGCCTTATACATTTGGAAGGAGTATTTTCTATACAGATACTATAATACCCTCAACCACAAAAGTCAAGGGTCAGTGGACAGTTCAATTTTTGTCTTGAAACTCTTTCATCAGTTCTTCAGCAAGTTTCATAGAACGACGATGCATAGAATAACGAACCCATGGAAGTTTGGGATTATTCATAGCCCACCACTTCATAATCTCAAACTTATTCTTTATCAGTTGAGATACAAAAAATACTGCTTTTGCAATACTCTGGTCAGTAACGATCAAATATCCAGCACAAGCAAAGATAATAAAATAAACATAAGTAGAAGTCATCGTCTTAGTGTTTTTAGATATTCTAACACACGTTCACGAACTTCCATCAGTTCCGTATGACACTTTTGATTGTGAGAACATTGACGAAGTTCATGATCTGGTTTATAGACTGATTCAATAAACAAGTCCAATCCGCGATTCCACTTAACTTCAGCAGGTTCATTCATAAATTTTCAGCAATTGTACTATTTAACAATCTCCCAGTGTTCGTTACCAGTTTTAGGAACCCATGTACAGTACATTTTGTTGATAGAAACTAAGAAGAACTTATCATCAGTTTCTTGTTCAACTTCCATTGCATGAAAAGAATTCATGATATTTACGAAACGATTCTTTGCTTTGCTACTCTTCGGAATGACATTCACAAAACGTTTCTTAGTTTTCATAGAGTTAATCATTTCAACCTCCACAAAGGTCATTATAAGGGTTTGATGGGGGTGTGTCAAGTACCTGGATACTATAAAACCCTCCAGACACCTTACAGGGCATCAGGGGACACTTACATAGGTGTCATAGAGGGTTCTGTGTATTGGTTTTATTGGGCTTTATCCCAAGCACAGTGAGCACGTTGTCCATCTTGCAAAACATAGTGAAAGAAAATTTGGTGATAATAAAGTTCAGAACTCTTACCAAACAGTTTCTTACTTCTCTTTGCACCAGGCATAGCATCACGCCAATGAGGACGTTCGCATCCCTTGTAAACCATTCCATCACCTGCTTTAAGAATCACAGAACGATTCTCACCAGGAACAAGAACTTGTGTTTTCTTTTTATCAGCATAAGTATCAGGAGTCTTAATCCAGATTGGCCATTCTTCATCAAGATTCGTGCTGATATGAACAGTCACAGAAATCTCACAGGCATCACGGTCTGCATGACGGGTAAGTTCTTGTCCAGGGAAATAGTAACGGTCATAATAATAAGTATTATAAAGTTTCCGACCTAGTGCCTCTTCAAGTTTCATACGAATACCACAATGGATCTGACGATACTGTGGGTGCCAGTAGCGTGCAAGAGAACCTTCAACCTGCATTTCTACTTCATGATGGGTGAATTGGTCCATCTTTTTACCCCACCAGTTCATCTGTCCACGCTCTTGTGGAAGTGGGTGATAAAGTTCTTCAGAATCCCAGAGATTTTTGATAACTAGATACCCATTCTTCTCAAAAGATTCGTTGCGAGTCCAAGCAGTTCCCGTATTCATCCTCTCCTGCATCATCAGTTGCAGTTCTGTCATTTGTTCTGCCATATCAGCGCCACCTCTTACCGACCGTCCAACCTACCAAACTTTTACGAACACCTTTTGTAACTTTAAGAACTCTATGTTGTGTGCGAGAATCAAACAGAATCACAGTGCCACGTTTACGGGGTGCGATGTAACTATTACCTGCCTCATCAAGAAGTTGTAGATTACCACCTTCATAATCATCAGGATCAGACAGTTGAACCACAAATGAAAGCTTACGCACAAGTTCAATGTTCTCGTTCAGATAATCTTGTGCAAGACCTTCTTGACGATTACCAACACTTACGGGTTTGTATTGAGTTGCAAGTCCTGCGTCATTGTGCCAACCATAAAACTGACCTACTTCATACTTTGTGAACTGCATTGATTCTCCATCAATACAGTGCAAGTCATACAAAAAGTTCTCACGATTGGCACGTTGAATATAATGCCACACGAATCCACCAACCCAGTGAGTCGTAGGAATCCATGCATTCTGTGAATTTCTTTTATCTTTGTTGAGAGCATCTCCATGCAATCTGGAGTCTGCCATCTGCTCATCAAACTTTTCTGTTAGGTCTCGTTCAATGATATCTACTACATCTTCTGGAAGATCCGAAAAGTACCAAATTGATTGAAATGCCATATTTTAATAATGTATTCAGTGTTATTATATATGATGATAGAGTGGGGGGAGTCAATTTATCTTTTTTAAGGTGTCTTCATACATGTTATTTGTCCTAAATTTGAATAAAATACTTCAAAAAATTTAACTTATGATGATTTGAATTGAACAATGAGAAAACCGGGCGCGCCTAGACCTCCAGGTGATGGTGGGCCAACTGATCTATTATGTCCACCACCACCTCCACCATAACTAACCCCATTAAAAATAATGCCAGCACCACCACCACCGCCGCATCCGTCAGCGTTTGCAGTAGGAGCTCCGCTGAGACCACCACTTGCGCCACTATTCGGTGCAGGAGATCCATCACCTGGTCCGGGTCTAGTTCCCCCAACACCTCCTGTAGATGATGAACCCCAAGTCCAAGGTGTATACCCGACTGGTGCTAGATAAGTTGGAGGAGACATTGTTACATTTCCCCCATTACCTCCAGGAGACCCTGCGATAAAAGGAGAATTATCACCATACCCACCTCCCCCACCACCACCAGCAGCAGCATTTGATACAGACGGTGCAGGACCTCCAGCAACAAATCGAGGGCCTCCTGGGCCACCGGGTCCACCTGCAGTTGTTGAGTAAGTTGGATTTGCTGCTCCACCGGGTCCATAATTAGTAGGAACAGGGTTGGAGGGGATACTATTTTCACCTTTATTCAATTCAAAAATAATAGGTCCAGAGTGGCTCGATGTTCTTACATAAGTATTTCTGGGAGCACTAGGTCCACCAACACCAATATAAAGAGTTGTTCCTACATAAGGAGCTGCGGGATTTATGGTATATCCAGAAAGATTTGCAGCTCCTCCCCCTCCTCCTCCTTCAGAGGCTACCGGGCCAAAAAAGTCAGAATTTCCTCCTTGAGCAACTCCGGCAAATATTATAATATTAGTTCCAACTGAAACTGTAAGGGTAGTTTGTTGTGCTCCAGTATATATGTACTCTTCAAAAAGTGGCTTCGCAAAAATTAGTCTCCACACAGAAGCAAAAATATATCCCGATATGATGTCTCTCCAAACTCCACCACTTTTTACATGAATTTCAGTGGATGTTCTCCAAATTCCGGAATCTTTTATGTGTGTCGATGCCATGATTATACTTCGTTGAAATAAGGTTCTTTTGGTTCTGGGGGAAATACCTTTCTACTTATAATATCTAATAACTTATAAGTGGAAACATCAATATTTTGTGGAAGATCTCGAAGTTGTTGTCTGTAATCTAAAACTTTTTGTAAAATTGTCACATTTTTTTCAATGGCGTAAACTACAGTCCAATCAAATTCGGAAAGAATTTCATTTCTAATAGATCTTAATATATTTTTCTTTTTAGATAGTAAAGTTTCTTCACTCATAATATCAAAATTATAAGTTTTTGTTGAAGTCATTTGATCATCATTGTAAACCCACTCTTCTTGTGGTTTTAATATTTTTGATATGATTAAGTCTTGATCTATATCTTGAAAATCTGAAGATTCAATAATTTGGTAAATTTTCCAAGTAACTGTAACTTTTCTGTCATCGGCACTCACAATCCACTCTGTCATTGGATTTTTTATATAAATTTGATTATCGTCAAAATTTATTGTTTTTTCTAGTAATACTCTCCAACCATCGTTTTTGTAAAGATACTCATCATCAACATATGCTCCATTGTCATAATGCCATTTTGGATGTCTTCTTTCAACATTATTTTGAGTTAAATACCATTTTTCGGATTGTTTTTTTTGATATTCTTCTGTTGGTTCTGGAAAAATATCTGGCATCCAATAAGTTTCTCCTGCTGAAGGCATTTTTAGATCTCCCGTTTGTTTTTATGCGTTTTGATCAGTAGATGTAGTATATATCTCCATCAGAGCCCCCCGTTGGAGATCCTCCAGACTGAACTGTTCTTGCACCATATCCATTGGAATATGCACCACTGGTCGGATTTACCACAATATTTGCAGAACCATTAAAGGAAACTCCATTGATGGTTCTTGCTGTTTGAAGTGTGGCTGCACTAGTAGCATTACCACTCAATGCACCACTAAAAGTTCCAGCAGTTAATATATTTGTAGATGGATTATATGTTAATGAAGTATCACTGTTGGGTTCTTGGTTACCAGTAGCACCTCCGGTAAAGACCGGATAATGTGTTGCGTTTGTAGAATTATCAGCAACAACGTTAATGTTAGTTGCATTTGTTGCACTAGTAGCATTACCACTCAATGCACCACTAAAGGTAGTTGCAGTTACAGTTCCTGTAGAAGGGTTAAATGTAAGTTTTGTTGATGATACATTTTCAGAAGTTATAGTTCCTGATGTAGCAGAAGTAAATGTTGGATAGAAAGTAGAGTTTGTGGTAGTATCATCTGAAATTGTTAATCCACCAGAAATTCCACTCAATTGACTTCCATCACCGTAATAAGTAGTAGCAGTAACAGAATTAATACCAGAAATATTTGTTGCTGTATCACCAACTATATTACCGTTTGCAGTTATATCACCACTAGAAGTGAATGAAGTTGCTGTTATGATGCCAGTCAGATTAATTTGACCGGTTCCTATAATGTCTTTTCCATTTACATCAAGGTCCCCACCAAGTTGAGGAGTTATATCTTCAACAACATTTTGAAGATATGTACTTGCATCAACAGACCCGTCTGCTTTTAAGAATTGACTTGATGTTCCAGTGGTAGTGGAGAATCCAGTTGCTGTTATAATACCAGTCACTGATAATCCAATAGTTGCGGTATTTCCAGTATCTAAAACAGTCTGTAAATTAGGATTTGATGGTAAGTTTTGAAGATATTGACCATCACCATAATAAGTAACGATTCCAGAACTTGCAGTTATAATACCAGAAGATATTTGTACACCACCAATAGTTCCAATAGTACCACTTAAGTTTGTTATTGTCCCATTTGTGCTTTCAAGGGTAGTTACAGTCCCAATAGTACCCGAAAGGTTTGTTATGGTGCCTGAAGTAGAATTTAAGGTTGGGATTGTACCAACACCAGAAACAGATAAATTGCGAGTCTTAACTGTATCTTTAGTTAATTGAATCTCATCTACTGCAAGACGAACTCCATCTGGAACTTGAGTAGAACCAATACCAACACCATAATTTGTTAACCAAGCATCTGTATTAAGTCCAGTAAATGATCCAGACTTAAACCACATAATTTTCTTATATGTGGCAGGTGCAGTCTCAAGTCCAGCAATTGTTAAATTGACTAAAGGAGTTCCTTCTGTAGATGCAATTGCAATACCACCATGATTTGCTGTGATATCTGTGGAGATATCTTCATTATTAGCATCAGTTGTTATTCCAAGAATAATATCTGAGTCTTTTACCCTTAAAGTTTGTGAAAAAACAGTTGAAGTGGTTCCTCCAACACTTAAATTTCCATCAATAAGAACATTAGTCTGAACAAATAATGATCCAAGAGTTGCACTAGTACTATTTAAATCAGTAATAGTACCAGCAGTGCCAGTTAAGTTTGTTATAGTTCCGTTAGTAGAACTTAAAGTTGTAATTGTTCCTGCAGTTCCTGTTAAATTAGTTACTATTCCATTGGTAGAACTTAAAGTGGTAACAGTTCCAATACCACTTACATTTAAATTTTGTGTTGTTAAATTTGTTGCAGATGCAGATCCAAAAGTTGCAATACCTGAAGTAACAACGAGTCCATTATTAAAAGTAGATAATCCTACAAATGTAGATACTCCGGTTACTTTTAAACCAGAAAGTGTAATTGGCGATCCACTAGATAAAACACTTTCAATTGCAGAGGACGTTGTTGCATCAAATGATGTAATGTTCTGCAATTGTCTTGCAGAACTGATTACTTGAGTTCCATCAACTAAGTAAGCATTTGATGTAGTAACACCAGAAACATAAATGTCAGTGGCTCCAATGCCCCCATTTACGTGTAGAGTGTATGAAGCAGTAGTTGTTGCAATACCTACTCGGTTTAGATTAGCATCTGCAAGAATAAGATTTGCGTTAACCTCTAAACCGTTTTTAACTACAAAATTCTTTTCTATAGCCATTAGGGTTCACTCTCCCCCTAGAGTTTTATACTCCTATTTATACTTAACAGTTATCTCCATTTGATGTTCTTGTTCCGCACGAAAGTTGAGCCTTTGTATACCCGTTAGCAACAAAGTAGTCTACAGTTTCAGTTCCAATTATAACACTTAAATTAGCATTCAACCATGCAACCATTTCAGAAAGAGGATATTGATCAGTAAGAGCTCTTTGTAAGGATCCCCAACCAAATTGAGCTCCAACAGCAACTCCTCCAGCATATCCATTATACGTTCCATATTTAATATTTTGTGGAAGAATAGTTACACCATAAGTTGATGCAATTGACGATGCTGCATAATCAAAAATTAATTTTGATCTAGATGAAACATATGTTGAAGATGGTGAATTTGGATATGTGATATTGGTGTTTAGACCAAGTGATATGGCACTGTTCTGAACATCAAGGGCACAATTTCTTAAATCATCTGTAATATTTGCAGAACTATATCCCAATGATATTGCTCTGTTTATATCTACGTTATCGATAAAACCACCTATCCAATCACAAGGAATGGGTTCTTTTGTTGTGATAAACCAAGAAGAGGAAACTACTGCCGATCCACCTCTAGATATTTGGAATGTAGTAGAAACTGTTGTATCATAAGAATCTGAAGATGTCATAAAGACAGTAATATTACTTCCATAATTTGCTGGTAGATTATTTCCTGTTACACCGTCAACTGTTAGATATGCCGTTGCTCCCGTTACAGAAACTGTAAATCCAGTGCATGAAGCATCTACATCAGTTAAAGTAAATGATTGACTATATGTAGTTGAACGATCAGCATCAGATACATTAAGTAAGTTATAGTTTGCATTTAATGGATTGCAGTTAGGACTTCTGGTTGTTACTGACCATGTATCACTTGTGCTTCCACTTGTTGCCGGTAATGTAATTGTGTTTGTTCCACTTACAGTGAAGGAAACTTGCACAGTAGAAGAAGCAGAAGCAGAACTCGTTGTTCTTAATGTAATTTGATCTGAATTTTGAACACTCGTGGATGCTGAAGAAAAATCTCTAACTGTCGATCCACCTCTAACAACTCTAAAAGTTCCATTACTTATAGATGCAGATCCATTTTCTCCAGGTGTCATACCTGATAAAGTAATTGTGTTACTTGTAATTGTAGAGTTTAGTTCTTGCCCAGTAACATCAGTAAATGTAAATTGAGATGGTATCGTATTAATTGCAGGAATTCTTGTTGTTAATGTAAATGTATCAGAAACTCCAGAAACTGTCAGTGTTGTTGAAGTTGATGTGCTTCCAGATGCTGATGATGTTAATCTGACAGTAATTTGATCACCATTGAGAGTTGATGCGTAAGATAATGTGCTATAATCTCTAACCGTCACTCCACTTCTAACAACCTTAAATTGACCTCCTCCTCCAGAGATTGAAGTTAATAAAGGAACATTTGCATCACATCCAGATACAGTAATAGTATTACTTTCTACATTTGTTGAAAAATTGACATCGGTTTGATCTGTAAAAGTAAATGCAGTAGGAGTAGTATCGGCGGATCTTGTCGAAACTGAAAAGGTTGTTGTAAAAGATCCAACACGAATTGCAGTTGTATTTGTAGATGCAAATGATACTGAAGATATCAAATTCATTTGAACAGTATCTCCGTTAGTCACATTTCCAGAAAAAACTGGTGTTGCTCCATTGATACTAAAAGATCCGATTCCTGAGATGATTTGAGATGAAATAGGAATTCCAGTTTGAAGACCAGCCATAGTGACTGTATTACTGGTTGTTCCTATTCCAACTTCCATTCCAGTTACTGAAGTAAACGAAAATGAATCTGGAGTTTGATCAATTGTTTTAGTAAGAACTGACCAATCTGATGAAACCTTTCCTATTGTTAATATTGAAGAATAAAGTTTGGAAAAGTCTGTGCTAGTTCCAGAAGTTGTTGGAATTTGAATTGAAACAGTTTCATTATTTCGAATAAACGATGTTGAGGTTGTAAATGCTCCACCATTAATTGAAAATGAACCAAATCCAGATATTGAAACTTTTGCCTTATAATTGATTCCAGTTATAGTTGTAATACCAGTTGTATAGGCAGTCCCAGGTTCTGCATTTGTTACATCAGTAAATGTAAATGGATTTGGATAGTCATCCAAATTACCACGATATGAATACTCGGATACAGCTCCGATAGAACCTAGTAATGGACTCATGGGTTATTATGCGTATTGGGACTGAGAATACAGAACTGTGTAGGTAGAAGATGCAGTTTTAATGATCACATAGGTATACATGTCCAAACTATTTGCATTACCCGATGTAATCTGATTTCCTCCATAGTATTTTGGAGTAACTGAAACATCATCTATAGTGATAGCAGAGTTATAGTATGCGGTTGATCCTTGATTTGTCAAAATAGCAACGGTGATTGAATCTCCAGTTGCCAGGAAACTATTTAATGTTGTCGAAGAATCACCCCTAAAATTAAGATTCCAATTGCCTTGTGCTTGATTTGTAAAGTAATAAACGTTGTTATTGGCAAGATCAATGTTAGTTGTTGTAGCAACTCCAACTGGATTTTGTGCAGTCAGAATACCTGCACTAATCGTTGCCTTTTCAATGATTTCATAAACATTCAAAGTTCCATTGATCGTTGTATTACCATTTACATATAAGGCAGTTCCAGAAACAGCAGTTGTTGTTCCAACTCCAACAGATTTTGTAGTGTGAATTCCTACTCCATCAACGACCCAAATACTATCAACTCCAGTTAATCCAGATCCATCTCCAGTGAATGTTCCAATGAAGTTATTTCCAATATAAGTATCACCACGAACAATATTAAATGTAGGATTAAATGAATCTGTTGCTGTGCTGATTGCACCAAAACGTTTCCACTTATTATCATCAGAATACACCCAACCAAGATAACCACCACTTGAAGGAATTGCATTGAAAACAACATCACCTGGGTTTCCAGAAAGAGATGGTGTAGAAATTCCTACAGTGTACTTTCTAGATACAGTTGTATCTCCCTGTAAGAAGATTGAACTTGCTTCGACTCCCTTATCAGAGTTGGATGTAATTTTATTATTGAAGATTACTGGTCCATCAAACTCAGAAATTAAGTTTCCGTCTGCACCACCTTCAACTTTTAATGAACGGCTAATTGTTGCCTCAAGTGGTGTAAGGACATCAAATCCAACGTTTACTCCACCTATATTGATATCTTCACCAGTTACTGTTGGAATAGGAGCATCAAAAACTTCTTCCTGACCTGTTGCAGAATTAACCTTTTTGTTACCAGTATAGAAGTCTCCATCCGCATTCATCGCAGTGAAGATTGCAACACCTGCATCAGTTTTTGTTGATTGTGCTAACAGTTCCTCTTGTGGACTGATATTTCTATCTTGTCTTTCTGGGAATGCAGTAGAGTAATTTCCTGGACCATATCCAAGATATTCAAAGGTATGAGCAGATGCACGAATCAGAGAATTTCTACGAAGTTCAACTGGTTGTGGATTGATTCTTCTAACTACAGATCCATTTGAGTGGGCAACTTTTTTAGTTCCAAGAAGACCTCTAAAGACTGAAACAGGATTTCCTGTGACAGTTGAACTAATTCTCACAATTTCATTGTCAACTAAAAGATAATCACCAATGTTAAAGTCGAAGTTAGTTACATTTGAGATAGAAATTGAAGAACTTCCTACGACAATTGCACTAGAAAGAGTAGTAGTAATACCTGCATATTCTGCTATAATTCTACCATTTGCATCCTCATTTGTAAATGTAATGTTTCCACCATTTGAAGTGTATGCTGGCTGGTAGACAAAAATGGTGCCAGTTGTTGCTGGAGAAGTAGTTCCAACTCCTGCATTTACATTAAAAGAAGTTCCGTTAATAATTTGCTTAATGATGAAATCACCATTAAAGAAGTTTGAATCTGCTCCACCAACATGAACTTTATTGTCAACTTGCAATCCATGAGTTTCTACTGTAGTAAATGTTGCAATTCCAGATACATTATCATATGCAATTGCAGATACATTCAGAGTTTTACCTGTTAGGATTACATTTCCAGTAGAGGCAACGGTAATTCCAATTCCAGTAGTAGAAGCAGAGGAAACTGTAGAAGCAGAGGAAACTGTTACTTTTTGTGGACCGTCAACTGAAGAAATTCTATAGAAGGTATTGTATCCATCAAAAGAATTTGGTATAAGTGAATCAACTACTAAAGTATCTCCTACATTGCTGTAGATATTGCTTACCGTTAAGTATCCAGGTGTATGAGAAGTTGTAGTCGCAATTCCAACTAAAGCAAGTGTATTGCCAATACCATAAGCACTACCTCCATCAATGATCTTGAGTGAAGAAATTGCACCACTACTTATAGTAACTCTTGCAGTTGCATGAGATCCTGTTGTAGAAGTTCCAAACCCAACTAAAGATACATTATAGTAGTTTCCATCAACATAATTTACTCCAGCACTGGTGATACCCAGATTGGTAATTCTATTCAATCCATGATCTATGGTAGTAAAGAACGTATGTGATGTTCCTACTGAATTAGAAATAATCTCAGTTAATCCAAATCCAACTTGATTATCGACATTATATTTGTTTACATTTTCTTTTGTAATAGATTTTTGAGGATCATTAACTACAACTTGACCAATGGTATCAGGCAAAGCAAATGAACTTGCTGGAGCAGGATCAGACTTTGGATTATCTCTGTTTGTTTGTGGATATAAATTTACAATTGGTTGGGAGAAGTTTAATGAGGTAAACGGAGCAACAGTTGGTGAATTGGATGCATTCAAAACTAACAGATGGTATATTCCATCTTGAGATCCTGGAATATATTCTTGAATCTCTTGAGTTCTGTAGATATAATAGGTATTTGGGGTTTTCTTTTTCTTGAAATATGGAAGATCTGTTGTTCTTACAGATGTATTATTTGTAAATGTTCCAGGATTGTTAGTAATTGAAATACTAAACTGTTTGGCACTACTAATTCCAGAAACTGCAAAAGTTCCATTGTATGCAGAATTTGCTACTCCAGTGGTATTATTACTACTGGTTACATTAATGACCTCAACTTCAGATCCAACTTTAAGTCCGTGAGGAATTTCTGTAATGATGTTTGCAGTTCCTCCAGACCAATTTGCTCCAGCAATATATCTTGGATTTCTAAGTTGAGTAGAGTCTGATAAAGATGCTGTGCTTGGATTATATAAAAATGCTACCTCAGTATTTGTTGATCCAATTGAAGTATTTGATTCCTGAATTACATATCCATCAATCGGAGGACGTGCAGTTACTGGAGAATCCGAAGGAATGACATAACGGAAACGATAAATGGTATCACTTAAACTTCTAGTATCAGAACTTCTATTAATGAAAGATCTAGGAGTTGCAGAACCAAGTCCTGTAGATCCAAGACCAACTATAATATTGTAGAGAGATCTTTCTGTTGCTGCAGTAGCAACATTAACATACCATTGAGCAGCACTAGAATCGTATTGAACTGGATGTCCAAGATCACCAGCACTCTTATCAGATACCCTACTAACAATGTTTAAAATTCCACCATTGTTGTTTACTGTAATTGGATTATCTGTCAGAGCATCATTTAAAGTTTGTGCTACTTTAATTTGATTTGATCCAACAATTCCAGTTCCAGAAGTAATTGCAAAATAAACAGTATTATTAGTTAATCCATCAGGTAAGTGACCATTCTCACTAATAATTCTAACCGACTCACCATTAATAAAATTATGATTTGAAGTCAGTGTAAATACATTACTCGTAATGCTACTGATTCCACCAGCACTTCTACCTACCTGAAACTTTTTCTCATAGGAAATTTCAGATCCAGTAAATTCTGTATTCGGCATGATGATTCTTGCCGAATATGTGGTAGAAATACCACCAGAAGAAATCAGAACATTGAGTTGATCATTTTCCTTTGCACCAACTCTATATCCATCAACAACAGTTTCTGGTGGAATTGCTGAGTTTGTTTGATTGTAGAGATAAAGTCTATTTGTATTTGCAAATCCTACTACTTTATTAACGTCGATTGCATTAAATTCAACACCAGTTTCTGAAGTTTCATTTTCTTTTGGTGGAATTACATGAGTAATGTATCCAATATCATCTCTTGGGAAAGCATCTTTTCTAAATCCAGACGAAACAAGTGCTTTTGCTCCAAAGTTGGAGTTTGAATTATTAATTGATTGGTCTCCACCAGACTCAGATAAGAAGTGATTTGCATATCCGATAGCAAATACAGAAACTACCTGAATATATCCATCATTGGATGCTTTAATATGATAGTTTTCATATGTTGGTTTGAATCTTGCTCTTGAATCTGAGTGAATATTCTCATTTCCAGAGACTGTATTATCTTCGTAAATACCCGTCGTGGAGTTGTATTTTACAAAGGCACTATCATCTTTTTGAAGTCCAATTCCAGTGAATTGAGCAACAACCATACTCTTGAATCCAGCTGCCTTACTTCCATCTGCGTGCATTCCACACATTCCATAAACAGAACGCATGGAAATATTGAAGATGTATGGTGATGCTGAAGTTACAGTATCTACTGCAATACTAATTGTTGCATTAGTAACTGTTGGTAAAGGATTTGCTGGTGCGTTCTGTACCTTATACTGAATAGTGGTGGAATCAACTTTATTGAAGACTGCAAATTGACCATCATATCCAGTCGATCCAACTCCTTCAATTTGAATTGGAGTATCAACATCAAAATCTGTTGCAACTTCAGCCAGTGTAACTGTGATTGTTGTTGAGGTAAGTAAACCATCTCCAGCACGAATACTGGTGATTCCGACTTCCTTACCACGAGAACCAACAATTCGATATTCGTCGATTTTTGGTTGAATATCTAAACCTGTTGATGGATAATCTGGTTCTATTTCACGACCAGATGCTGGACCATATGCAAGACCAACTTTTTCATAATACATGTCCAGATCAGTTCGATCTGTGGAATATGTTAAAAAGTCATCATCAATATCAACATCATTTACACCATCAGCATATTCAAATGCCGTTAACTTGTGGTGAGAAAAGTTAGGTACAAATTCATTCGTTGTATAGTCTTTATAGCATATTGAGTTTGGGTCAGCATCTAAAACAGAAAACTGCCACAAATAACATCCACCAGTTACTCTTAAAATTGCTGATCTTTCAATCTGATCATTTTCTGGATTTGGTACATACTTTGGACGAATTCTTGTTTTACGAAGATCCATACCAACGATGGATGTACCACGAGGAATGATTACACCACCATGAATACTGTTTAACTTATATAAAGCATTATTTTCTGTAGTTAAGTCAAAGTTTGTTGTTAAGTCCCATGCACCAAAATCATTTGATGTCAGTCCACTTCTAAGTTTATAATTATTTGCCCCATCAGGAATCCATCCTGGTCTATTATCAACTAAATGATCTCCAGGATAAAGTATAATTGTGGTTTTATTAAATCTATCGTTATCTAATCCTCTTTGATAAGAAAATCTAGATGCTTCTACAAGAGCTCTCTGTAAAGTTTTGAAAGGTCTTGTTAAAGAATTGCCTTGATTTTCAATACTATCTGTAGAGTCAAGAGAATTGGGATCAACATATATGATTGTTCCACGAACTGATTTCAGAAAATTATCTAATCTGGAGAGACCCATCTTATTAATGCTTATAGTTCCGTTATGGATTATTTATCCATAAAAAATCCTCCCCAAAAGGAGGATTAGTAAGCACAGGTTGGCATTCCTTCACACGGACTCTTATATTTTACCATAACTTTCTTGTTCCCACAAGACCTCAAGTTTCTTATCAAATACCATCAAATATCTATGCTTACGACTACGTTGTTTCCACTCACCAGCAACACCTTTAGTGCTACCTCTAGAATGCTTTGTTCCATCAGCATAATAAAAATCTTTTTTGGGATCTGTTAAACCGTAATATTGAAAATTGCAAGCTCTGTATATAGTTCCAGTGTGGTGATTAGAGTCAGCGTAACTAAGAATAGCACGAACTGTGGCATCTTTTCTAAACCTCTTGATACAACGACTAACGAACCAGGATGTAATGTTATACTCTTCTTTTTGAATATCTGGGTGAATACAGAGTCTTGACAACTCATATATACCTTCTTGTTGGTTTCTCTCTAGTCCAAATGCTCCGACTGCTATTTCTGGGACGGGAAGACCAGTAAAGATACAAGCACCCATACACCCACCAACCCTAAGAATATCAGAAACTGAGGATCTGAAAAGCCCATAATTGAAACCAGATTTAAAATCTTTAGATTCGTCTTTAAGATAATGATAGGTATAAAGAAGATCTTTGAGTTCTTCCTTACCTACTCTATCTATGTAAAAATCTGATTTCACTGGGTATTTTTACTCACTTTGTTTGCATTCTAACATATATTCTACGGTATTTGCTACATCATTCATAGCATCACGGAGATGTGGTTGTTGTCCCGATTCTTGTTTACAAATAGGACGTGTATTATCAGTTAATGTCCAACGCCATTGTTTCATGTCTGGACAATACCAGAGATTAATCTTCATATTTGAAATGCTCCAGTTCGATCCAGTTAAGGAGTGTTTGAAAGGAACTGATTGCTGCTTGGTTACAGTTGTCATCTTTTAGTTTTTGCACATAATATTCAAGGGCTTCAATCGCCATCAAACGATCTTGTTGGGAAATAAGTGACATTGGAGTTATAGAACTCAGAGCCTCTAGACAGAATTGAACTGTCGTCTCCGCTTTACAAGAGCGGTGCATCACCACAATGCTTTAGAGGCGAGAATGATGGATTTGATGACAATTGGCACAAAGAACTTCACATTTTTTTGCTTCTTGCTTGATATTTTCAAGAGCAAATCCACCTTTTAGCATTGCTGCTATATTATGTTCTTTGTCTCTTTCGTGATGAAATTGTAAAGCACGATAATCATCAAAACCACATCGATTACATTGAAGAGTTTTTTTCCACTCAATATAATCTTCACGAATAGAATTACTTCTTTTCTTAACAACCTTTTTTTGGCAAACTTTACACTCTCCGCGAATATAATTTTTTCCATTTATAATACCAGCAGAATGGTATTCTGTCAATGGTTTTTCTATACCACACTTAGAGCAAGTTTTCATTTTCTTAAATTATTTGTAACTATTTAGTATAGTTACAAATTAATCAGCAGGTAACATTTCTGGATTTTCCAGTTCTACCTCAAACATTAAAGGATGACACTCTTCATCTATAAGATAGAAGGAAGATTGATACAAATCCTCAGGTTCAAAACGTCTTTCGTTATCTGCTAGTTTGATAAGTTCCAAATCAAATAAAGATTCGTCTGGCAACTCATCAAAAGTAAAAGGAACTTGATTTATGAAATACATCAGAACAATCATTGTTCCTCTGTTGTACCAAACGTATCTGGCATCAATACGGTATTTCATAAAGGTTCCGTACTTTTGTTTATTTAGAGGATAAACCTCAGTGCGAGTAGGGAGACTTGAACTCCCACGGGCACAATGCCCAACGGATTTTAAGTCCGGTGCGTCTACCGATTCCGCCATACTCGCATAAAAACTTACGATTGGTAAGTAACAGGATTATACTTGAGATACTCCCAGAATGTCAACTTCATTTCTTTATGTGACATTCCGCAATGCTTTGCTGCTTGAGGAAGATTCCACTTTGCAGTAAAGAGTGCTTCATTTGCCTCTTTTACGTTTTCTGGAGTGGTCTTAACAGGTTCTTCTTTAAGGTTTTTATATGAGATTTTGTAAAAATTCATAGAGGATTTGCGTATGAGAGTGTCTCTGCATCCACTGTAGCACGAACAAAGTCTAGCACATTCATAAATTCATCTACAGTGTCACAAACTACTTCTTTTTCTGATCCTTCATTAGAATACAGATACACTGTTCGTTTGATAGGGTCCACCAAGCATCGTGTCAGGTACTCATCTTGCATTCGGTCGTCTGTCGATTACCTAGGTATCATAGCATGGTGGGGGGTCCGTGTCAAACACTTAATGCGATTGTTGCTGTCCTGACCGTTCCATCCGTTCCCCGAACTCTAATTGTTAAAGTTGTGTTGTTCGTAAGTTCAAAACTCATTTGTGAGTTTGACACTGGATTTGTTGAAGAATTTAATCCAAACGTGCTTATACCAGTAATAATGGTATTTCCTCCAACATTTAAATTTTTCTCTATTCCAACACCACCTTCAGTAATTAATGCACCAGTATCTTTACTAAAAGAATTTGTTGTATTACTAAATGTAGAAATTCCAACGACACTTAAAGATCCATTAAGTGTGGTAGATCCATCTACATTAAGAGTTCCATCTATATCAGCATTTGAGAACGTTTTAATATCCCCATCACAAGTTAATTTTCCTGTAAATCCACTACATGCAATAATTTCAACATCACCTTGGAATGTACCCAATCCACACGGATCTAGTGTAGTATATCCTAACCCTGGATTTGGTAATCTATTTTTAGTTGTGGTAATACCTGTTGTTCCAATATAAGAACCACCTTCTGGAAGTAGAAAAACAAAATCGTAATCAGCCATTATTATTCTCCTTCATTTCTGATACTGTTTTCTGAATAGTATCTTTGATTAAGTTTTCAACATAATTATGCTCATAATTAAAGGAATATCCTTCATTTCCTCCTGGATAATCTTGATAGGTTTCCCCTTCATATTCAACAATCAAATCATCATCTAATCTACGAGCAATAATGTGATAGTCTGCATTGATTTGACCACCAGCATTATTTCCTACGATGACTTGTTTTCCCCAAAGAACTTCTTTTACAAATAGTTCTTGCCAATAACCAATTGGAGTAAGATTAATAGTCATATCTTCAGGATTTACAAGTCCACTCCAAAATTCTGGAAGATGAATAATTCCATCCTTTGGAACTTTACCTCTGCAATAAACAGCAATTTCAGGTCCCTCAATACAAACATGTCTTAGTCTCCATCCCTTTTTATTTGGATGTGGCATATCAAATGGAAGATTTTTCTTACCAGAGAGAACATGAGCACCATTATTTGATACAACATCACCCTTTGCATAAACACCAGGGTTTCCCTCAGCATAAATGCTTCCAACTCTCATATTGTAATAATAATATGGAATACATTCTGGTTGAAGGACCAAATCTATATCTGCACCAATATCATTGTTATCAGGCTTTAAAACATAATCATAATTGAATGATGGTTGTCCAACAATAATTGGATCAGCACAATTCTTTCTTCCAAATGTTCTAGGTTCAAGTGCCATCTTTATTCTCCTACAGTACGAGTATCATAATTCCATCCAACAACAGAATATTCATTGTTGTTTCCTGGATAATCTTCTGGTGTTTTACCAGCATATTCTGGGATCAGTTTTTCACCATCACTTCTTTCAGCAAAGATATGATAGAAACAATCAATAGGCATTCCACCTTTTGCTTGAAGAAAGACTTTATTTTCTCCGATTCTTTTTACAATCACATCTTGATGAGCACCAACAGGTGTCAAAGATACTGTAATTGAAGTTGGATCTACAAGATTTCTCCAATAATCTGGTAACTGAATCTCCGTTTTATTTCTAATTCTACCTCTAACATAAACATCATTTGATGGACCCTCTGGGCAAGTATGTCTGAGTCTCCACCCCTCTTTTGTTGGGTGAGGAATATCAAAGTTTTTCTTTAGAGAGAGAATGTGTTGCCCACCACCAAATCTAGATACAACCTCTCCTTGAGCAATGACATGTGTGCCTGCTTCAATTTGACGATTAACTGTTAAATTATCAAATATACAAGCATCACCAACAACTGCTAAAGAATATGGAGAATGATTAAATCCACAAATAGCACCAAAAATAACTGGAGTTGTTGCTTCTCCATTAAGACTTGGACCAATCATTGATGTTGCTTGAACAACAGGAAACGAACTAGGATCTCCAGTAATCGTTGGACCTTCAATATAAGCAGATCCTCTTGCTTCTGCAGGACCTATTCCAAGTGCAATAGGAAATCCTTCTCCTACAAATAATCTTTTTCCAACATATAAATCAGGTACTTTCATAGTTTATTTTGCTCCTCATTTGTAGAACCACCTTTAGAACCTTTTATTTTTGTTGCACCATCAGCACAATCAATCAGTCCACCGTATATATTTAAGATTGCCTTACCAATCACTTCAGTAGTCTTTTCTGAAAAGATCTTGGTTGATACTTTGGATCTAACATCTATAGTGGGTGCTTTTACAATGACCTTTTCATTTGCATCAATTGTAATAACACCATTTGTTCCATCTGGACCATTTGCAATTAAATCAATATTTTCGGCAAGTAATCTAATTCTACCATTTTTTGCATTTAAAACTAAGTCTCCATTTACAGCATCAATATAAACTGCAGGAACCTCATCTGGAACATTATCACCAGCAATAACCTGATAAGAACCCATGGATCTTGCAATAGTTCCATGTTTTCTTGTTACTCCCCCAGTAGAATCTAGGGATATGTAATGATTTGCTTCATGACCACTTCTAATAATCGTGGATGAAACAACTCCATCATCATGAATATGACCAAATTTAAGTTCTCCATCCTTGGTTCCGTAACCAATAGTATGATAATTTTTTGTTTCTGCCATTAGAATTTACCTACACAATCCACAACAGAAATAATTTGTGTCTGTGGTGGAATAACTGTTTCTTCTTCGGTGATATTACCAAGTCTATTTACCTTAAATACTGGGAGTAAAGAAGCATTATAACCTGTTTCTGTCTCAATTTCAATAGTCGGCATTTCTGTGTATCCTATTCCAGTTTGAACGATTTCTACAGAAGTCAAAGATCCAAAAGAATCAAATCGTGGTTGAAGAACAGCACCATTGTCTGGAGTGATAGTCATTTTATCATTCGGATCATAGTTAACTCCAGGATTATCAATCACAACACTATCTAATTCTAAAAATACTGGATAAGTTCCACTATTTAAAGATGGATTTTCTCCAGCAACTCCTGCTCCAGCAACTCCAATAACTTCTTGACCTGTGCATTGAGGAGCTGTTAATGTTTGAAACTCTGTAATAATTGTAGTAACTCCGCAAGAAGAAACTTCATCGCCAGAGTTAACGTCAAATACTTCTCCTGGATCATATGGTCGATCATATGATCCGTCAGATCTTTTTACGATTGTTTGTCCAGAAGTTGCAAAAACACTTCCATCACCACCCTGATCTCCATTAGGACTTGATAGATAATCAAATCCTGTCGATTCCATTACTACATTTACGACTTCACCTGAAGATTGATTTATAATTGCTCTTCCAACAGCATTTTTTCCCTTTCCACAATTATCTACAAATCTAACAATCGGTGCTGATTGATATCCAACACCCAAAGTTGCCAAATCAACTCCAAGAATATCTCCAACTGCACTTACGATCACATTACCTGAAGCCCCAGATCCACCTCCACCATAAAATTCTACAGTAGGTGGTCCGCAAAGAAGAGGTCCAACATTACATGTTCCGAATGAATTGGAAAGAATACTATCAAAATTTAAATTAAAATCAAAAGTATCTATATCCACTACCTGAGAAAAATTTGATGCAATTGTATTTGCTTTTTCGATAACAGAATTTACACTTGATCCAGCATTAAACTTAGTTGCACCTTGCCAAGGTGTCCACCCAGTTACTCCAGGACATTCTGGTTTCTCTTCGCAAGAAAGAAATGATAACAAATCAGTTATAAAATTTATTACTCCACCAGCAACATCAAAAATTCCACCAACAAATGATTCTATTGGAGCAATAATGGCATTGATTGCACTTGAGATAAATCCAATTAAATTTCCAAGTAAAGTTGATACTATATTCTCTACAGCACAAAGAGGTGTATTGATAAATTTATTTGAAATTGATAATAGAGCATCAGTAATCATTTTTAAAAGGTTTGCAACTATTTTCCTAAACAAACAGGCAAGAAGATCATTGGCAGTTTCTATTGCCCTCTTAAGTCCTGGTCTTTGATTTGGGAAAAGTACATAATAAAAATCTTTTGCAGCATTATTAATTGTATTTGTTGTAAACTGTTGAATATCTGTGATTATATTTTTAATTTTTCCAGAAATCCATTTAGCAACGTTTCTTGCTTTATACTGAATATATTCCGAAAGTGAATATTCTTTTCCTTCTTCACTAATAGGTTTTAGAATTGTATACTTCCAACTGTTTACTCTTTTTTTAAAATCCTTAATATCTTTAATAAACTTTTTAATTTCTACTTGAATCGAACCAAGTTGAAGTTTATCACAATCTGTTGGAACAGTTAAATATGTTTCCTTTTCACCATCAGATTGTTCTATTTGGTCACTTAAAGTGCTTTCTGTGGTGCTACTAGGAGTACCTCCCTCTCTTGGAAACTCTCCAGACGGTGGAGCAGATCCTTCTCCTGGAATATCATTAATGGATACTTTTTCTTTGACATAACCACTAAAAGGGACAAATCCTTTCAGAGGTATTGTTTGTGCTAATTTTGTTTGATCATTATTTCCAAGACAACCCATAATAATGGGTTCGGACATATCAATTCCATCTTTATAAAAACCAACTACATAAGCACCTTTTCTTAGATTTGCTGTTTGATAACTACCAGCATGACCAGATCCTGCAGTGACTGGATACAAAACCTCAGCCATCTCCAGTTGAGAATCTGGAACATCTTTTGTTGCAGTATCTCTACTTATAATTCTTACTTTATATCTTGCACCCCATCCAGGAATATTATTTGTTCCTTTCCATTTTGATGGTAAAATATTATCTTTCCACACAGAGTCATCAACGATCTGTCCGATCCACCAAATAAAATTGCCAGTTGCAATTGATTCTGTATTGAATAAATTTCCGTTCATTAGTCCTCATACACTCTACATTCTAAAGCATCTGGGTTTTCGTCACAATACATCTCAAATGAAGTTGGATCATGATCAGTGTCTGGATGGTTTGCTTGATATTTTTCCAAATGATTTAATTCATCTTCAACATGTCTTCTCATTTGAGGTGAGAGTGTTGAGTTATCCAAGATATCTTTATCATCATTAATGTGTTGTTGGATGCTTCTGTCCATAGGTTAAAAAGGTTTCCTTCCTATAGTGTCTCTAACTAGATTTAATTGAGTGAAAGTGTTTCTGGAAGTAACTAAATGGCATAAATCTACTATGATATATATGCCACCTTTTCGTGAACTTACTTCTGGAGAAGATGTATTTGCAACTTCTGGAAAATCACAATAGATTAAATCTCCAGCATGTAATCCAAAATCAGCAGCAATTGTGATGGTTAATCTTGTAGAGAAGAGATTATTATATCGCATAAAAGATTGTCTTACAATTTTGTCAGTGTCTAAATTTAATGTTTTGGACTGATCAAAATTAGTTCCTTCTTTTAAAACTCCTGTGTCAAGAATTTTTGTAGAGAATCTTGTTGGTTTATCTTGAAATGGTAGTTTTATTTTTTCTTTTCCGGCATTATTGTCTTCATTAACTTGTTTATCATAAGAAAATGAGTTCTCAATATATCCATTATTATATGTACTAAAAGATCCTAATTGTGTGCTATAAAGACCACCAGATACCAATTGTTTTTGAATATCCACAGTGTTCACAAAAGAATAATTTAAAATTTTTGCATCATATTCTTCAGGCAAAAGAGTCGTGTTATTATAAATTAATTTTCTCTTGGGTTTTTGAGTAAAAAGTTTATCAATTGATTTGAATTTATATCCACCATTTCCAGTTCCATCATCTCCAATTTCATAGAAAAAATATCCAGCATAATTTCCGTTTGCATCACTCATTTCAGGGACGCATCTTTTTGCTAACCATGCACATTTGTATAATGGTTTCTCTACATGCCCTAAAAAATTGAAAGAGTTGAGACCAGGATCAACCTCAATATTTTTTGGGGTCTTTAATACTGTTGTTAAAATTTGTTGAACAGAATCTGGTATTTTTCCATCATATCTTCTTGTGACTCTTGTTTCTAAAAATTCATTATCAATAGATTCTTTTGAGTAAAAATCAATTGTAAATCCAAGACTTTGAGTGTGTTCAATAATATCTCTTACTTCTTTTATTCTCAATTGATAGTCATCCTTAAGGACAAGTTTTTGTCCATAATAATCCTCCATTACGAGGTGAACTTTTTCTCCAGCAGTTAGTTGAACATCTCCCTTTTCAAGAACAGATTTAGAATCACCAGAAGAACTTTCTTCAGTTCTGAATCCAGTATCAATAAAAGATCCTCTTACTCTTACCGTATTATCCAAGAGACTTTCATAATAAGAAAGTTCAGCACAACCACCGGAAATGTCTAAAGATTTTTTATCATCATAATTTGAATAAATTTCAAATAACGTTATATTAGTTTCTGAAACTGATTGATTAGCACGCATCTTACTGCCTAAAGAATGTTGAATTTGATCTTGAGTTATTATTATTTACTACAAAACCTGGGAAGGATACTGACTTATTAGAAGTGTTAGTATAGTAATGAACAGGTTGAATCATCATAATGACTTGAGATTCTGAATCATATGATGCATATGATTTGATTGGTGCAATATTTCTTGGAGTTTTTTGACCAACAACTCCACCATCTTTTAGACCTAAAATTCTTCTTACTTTTGCGGAACCATCATATTCAGTGTTTCCTATTGCACCAGATCCTCCCCATTGAAATCCTGGAACATCAATTGCTAAATTTTTTCCATGATATCCAGGATCTCCAGGTCGATATTCACTGCCAATTTTAATGCCTGCTGCTCTTAATGCTGCCTTTGCTCTTTCTTTATCTTGTTCTGTAGCAAAAGCAATATGATCATGATAATTATTCCTTCTTCCATGACCAGCAAGATCATAATTAACACCTTGACTAGGATCACCGGTGATATATTGAACTATGTTAAAGTTTCCAGGAGACTTTGGTTTATATCCAGTTCCAGGTTGAGAAGTGTACCCTGGAATAACTCCAGCAACTCCTGGTTGTCTTTGTTGAATTAATGCTGTAGTACTCAAATCTGTTTGTGTATTTTTCTTTTGAGGATCAAATCCCATTGTGGTCAGAATACTTGAAACAGATTTTATGTAATTTTGATGATTATTTCCATCACTTGTTGGAGCATAAATTGGAAGTATTGCTCTCAGTCCAGCAACAGGACTTCCATAAGTTCCAGCACCTTTTCCAGATTTTGAAGTGTTGTTCCAATTATCAACATGATATTTGACAGCATCACTCAAACTATTATATGCTGCCCAATTTCTACCTTTATATTGAATACTTCCTCTGTTACCAGATCCGGTTTGTCCAAAAGGGTTATTTGCTTCTCTAGCTAATTGACTTGTTAAATATCCAGATTCATACATTGCCATTGCTGCAACGAGTTCTGGCATCGATGCACCATTACTTTTTGCAAGTTCATATATTGTTGCGAATGCTTGTTTTTGACTCATATTAAGAGGTAGAGGTCCATATTCAATTGGACCCATATCTCCTCCACTTGGTTGTCTATCTTCATCATCACTCTTTTTAAATTGCTTTCTCAACTCTTGGAAAATTTGATTAACTCTATTATCAATCATTCCCTCAAAAGCTTTTGCAACTAATGATCCGATTTGATAACCAATGTTATTTTCTTTTAATAAGTTGGTGGATTCGACTTGCCCACCATTTGCCATTGCAGAAATTGAACTAGAAACATCACTTAAACTCAAACTGATTTGATTATCAGCAACATCTTGAATCAAATTACCAATTGCAGCACCAAAAGATTTAAAAATTCCTTTACTTGGTCTTTCACCTATTGAAAGATCAACTGCCGATCCCATCACTCCACCCAAGAATGGAATAGTTTTTAAAATCTTAGAAGTTGTTTCAAGTGATCCTAATGGATTAATTGCATCTGGATCTGTTAATTGTCCAGGTTCAGTTGGATTCATTGGATCTGAGAAAAGTTTTTGAATTTCTTTTCTACCACCAACATCCTTTCCTGGTTGTGATTTTTGTGGTTTAACTGGTGATTCTTTTCTTCTAACTGGTTTTACAGTTCTTGTAACTTGACCACCAATTGCTTTTCCATTTCTAGTAACTTGACCACCTTGAGCAAATGAATATCCACCAAATCCAGGAACTTTGATTCCCATAACTTCAAGAACATCACGAATTAAAAGAATCACATCTAAAGCAACACTCAATCCTGCAGCAACAGTTGCTGCAGTTCCTGTAAGAGCAGCAACAGGAATTCCAATAATACTTGATGCTCCAGCTAAAGTGAGTGCAGCACCTAAAGTCACAAAAGCATCAAGAGCAGCTGAGGCAGCAGCAATAGACCCACCAAGATTATCTCCTGCAGCAAATCTGGCTTTGGAATCAATAGCACCAAGAGCTGCACCTACTCCAGGAACTGCAACTTTAAGAAACTTTCCAAGTGGACCAGCAAATTTAGAAAATGGACCAGCAAGTTTCTCTGGTTGTACTGATTTTCCTGCTCTTATTTCTGCACCCTTAAGTCTCTTTTGTTGTTTTGCTGCTGCTCTCTCTGCTCTAGTTCCCTCTTTTTGTATTCCTTTTGCTTCAATAGACCCTGGTTTTAAACCAAGATCTTTAAGTTCTTGTGGTGTAAGTTTTCTTCCAAGTCTAGACTCTATACCAGCCACAGAAGAACCAAGTTTACCACGACCTTTCTTATCACCTTCTCTTGTTCTAGCAAGATCCAGTCCAATATCAAGTGATAGCAATCCAGTCAAAAGTGAAAGATCAAAAAATAAATTTAGTTGTTTTTCTAGTTGTTCAAATTGTTTTTCTGCGTTTTCTCCAAACTTTTTACCGATGAAATCTTTGAATCCATCTCTGAGTTTGTATCCCTCATGCACAAAAGTTGCAAATCCATTCAACAATCCTTTTGCAATTCCTTCAAAAAATCCACCAACTGTTCCAACTACACCGATCATTTTTTTTGTAATATCGGTGAGTTGTGGTAGATATTTAAAAAGTTGATTAACAGCAATTCCTAAAAGAGTAAAGGTAATAAAATTTCGAATAGAATCCAAGAAACTCATTCTAGGTATAGAAGGAAGTTTAATTCCTCTCATACCTTTTGTTCGTTTTTTTGTCTCAAGTAAAGTTTCTTTAAGATTAAATTTTTCTTGTTCTTTCTTAATATCTTTTTTCTTTTTCTTTTTCTTTTCTTGAATCAATTGATTTTTTAAAAGTTTATCAACCTTAATTGCTTTTTGTTTTACATCAAAGGTTAAAACTTCATCTATTTTTTTATCATAAGATGCAGCCATTCTATCTGCAGGACTCATATATTTTGATGGAGGTAAAAACTTAGTTGTGTTCATTTATTTTCCTCACACAATTCCGTAGATTGATGCCAAACTTTCTCTCACTTCCATCGATGTTGGGCATATAGCATCAATTTGAGGAACAGATGTCCCTGATGCATTATTCGTCATTTGAGGATCTGTTCCACCAGTGATAGGAGGTAGTGTAATTGGCATCATATTAGATGCTCCTCTCACAGGTGGACCTGGTATAGTTTTAATTCCTCTAGATTTTCCTAACTTTGCTGCATTAGAATCACTATCGGTCATTGAAACAATTTTTTCAATCAAAGATACACCAAGTTTTGAAACTGTTCCTGCGGGAAGAACATATTCTCCAGGTTGTAATGCTGCCAGTTGTCTATCTGCTGTTGCTCCCAAAATATTCATCCCAGTATTTTCTTGCACTAAACCACCACCAGCAAAAGGTAAAGAAGTTCCCATCATCCCAAATACTGTTTGTAGGAAATTTGGTTCACTCTTTGGTTTTTTTACAACATCACTCTTTGGTTTTTTAATTTCCAATAATCCAGAATTTAATTTATTTCTATATTCATTAAATTTAGAAACTCTGTCTTTCCATCCTCTTATACCTAGATTACTTGATGCTGATGGATTGTTGATTGCTCTAGAAACTAAAAATACATCATCCCATTTATTTCCAACTGATGGTCTAACATTATTTTTCCAATATTCTACTGCAATTTTTGCAGCAACATCTGGTTGCGAAGCTAAATCTGGATTTGTTACAAGATCAAGTCCAAGTTTATCACCATACTTTTTATAGTTATAGTCGTGAGTTAATTGAATGTACCCTCTTCCATAATATTGACTTCCACCACTGTATCCCATTCCTCTTCCCTTTCCAAGTTCATGACTCCATTTATATCCACCAGTTTCATGAGACATTTGAGAAAGGAATGATGCTAATTCAAGTCCTTTAATACCTGCAGAGTTAGCAGCTTTAATTAAAGGCAGATCTCCAAATGAAGGTGTTCCGGCAAATATTGATGGACCAGGAGATCCGACCATTCCACCATTAGCTGCAAGTTGAATATTGTTTGTATATTTTGGAACGTTAGTTGCACCAGCAGCTTTATTCAACCCTAAGAAAAATTGTGGTCCATAAGCGTCAACTGCTTTTTTGGACATAACAATTTCACCAGGCTGAACTGCGACCAACTGAGTATCAGGTCCTGCTCCAGTAATATTCATTCCAGTTTGTTTATCAACTGCTCCACCACCTGCCATTTGTATATCTTTTATGTTTGGAGGTGCCTGTGGTAATTTTAGGTTTATATTAGGAGATATTAATCCCCCACTAACAAATTTTGGTATGTTTAATTTTGAAATTTCATCTGTAGATTTTTTTGCATCTTGCATATCACCTTCACCTAAGTCCATTGATGAGGGTTTTAATCCATCCGCATCATTTGGTTTTTGAGTTAATATATTTGCTGCCTCTCTACTTAAAAGAGGTGCAGCAGATGCTATTAGAAAAGAAGTTTTTCTATGTTTGGTAATAAAGTTTCTTAATTTTGGTATCTGTCGTCCAAGGAAGAAAATAGATCTTGCTACAAGTTTTAATGTTCCTCGAATAAATCTACCAAAACTTGTCCCGAACAGAACAAATCCACCTACAATTAATGGCCAGTGATTTACAAGAAAACGAACTACTGAATCAAGTTTCTTTTTATTTTCTGGATCACTCACCCAATTTAGAAAATCATTAAATGCCTTTCCAAGAAAAGTAAAAACAAGAAAATTAATAATTTTATCTATGATGCTCTGAAAAGGTGCAACTGCTTTTTGCACTAGATTTTTTACTTCTCTTATACCTTTACCTGTTTTTTCTAGAAGAGATTCTCTCTTTCTTCTTTTTTCATTTTCCTCTTCTTTCTTTTGTTGTTCTGCGTTCTTTTTATCTAATTTATTTTTTTCACTAATTGTTTTAAATATTGATCCTAAAATATCACCAATAAAACTTAAAGGACCTTTTCCTGTTGGTTTTTGAAACTTAACAATACTTCCACCAACTCTAGATTTTGGAAGAAATTTACCTGAGGTAAACTTAGATGCACTTATTTTTTTGCTTTTAATTTCAAATCTACCATTATCTTGTTTGTTTTTTATTCTTTTTCTCTCATTCGAAAGTAATGCAAGTTCTTCATCAGAAAGTTTTGATTTTCCAAAAGAACCTTTAACCATTGCTTCTCTAAGCAACAGCAAATAGGTAGTATAGTCAATGTCAAAAACATCGTCAATTCCTAAAAGATTTAGGATTCGTGTATCTATTTCTTCTTTGACTAATCTACTTGCCATTTTGTTGTTGCTTAAGTTTTTCTTCCTCTAAATGATTTTTCAATAAAGCAACATACACATCTCGTTCCCAAGGCATCATATTTTCAATCTCCGTTAATGAGTATTTATGATACTGCATCAAAGAAAAATTTAATTGAAAATAGTTTTCAAGGTCCATGTGGACCATACCTATGCGAAAAAACTGGACAGTCCCTCCAAAGTGACTTCACTTTCCACTTCAGTTTTTGGATTTGTTACTTTGACTTTATGTGAAAGTTTGGGCATCGTTTCAAAGAACTTTTCAATATCTTTGAACTGAGAAGAATTCATTTGATCTAAGAAATCAGTGAGTTCTTTTTTTGTAACATCACTCGATGACCAAACTTCTTCTTCCGTATAGATCTTATCAATACAAGATGCAATGAGATCAAATGATTGATCCATGGAAGCATCACCAGAAAAATCAAAATTACTCTTAATAAACTGATCAAGTGATGGATATTTCATTTCCATCATAATATTATCATCAAGTCTAATCTGCTTATTATGTTCTGTATTTTTTTGGACTTTAATATCATCAATATTGATCATCACAGGAACGTTCGTTTCATTATCATCTGGGCATACAATATTAACTTCTATCTCTTCACCAACTGATTTTCCTCTAATATTGAGAAAGAGATATTCAATATCAAATGTTGGTAAAGATTCTACCTTGACATTTTTTGTTTCGATACAATTTTTTATGACTGCCTTAATTGCAGTTGTAATTTGTTTTACATCTTCAGATTCTAATGCAAGAACCAGAAGTTTTTCTTCCCTTACAAGAAAGGGTCTGTACTTAATTGTTTGTCCTGTAGATGGCAACTCAAGTTCATAAGTTGGCGTAGAGATCTTAGGTAAAGGCATAATGTCCTATAGATGTTTCAGTGTGATTATTTATCCAATATTAGGAGGAAGTGGAAGAGGTGTTCCAGCTTGACCTATAGTATTAATTCTTCCAGTGCTAAGTTGTCGAGCCTGTTGAGTAAGTCCTGCTAGAGTATTTTGGTTAAGTGTTGCATTATTATCAGTTCTGTTAATCAAGTATCTACTATAAGTAAATGATACTGTGCATTTTAAAAGATCAGAAGCTTCATAAGAAACTGGCATAGAGTTTATGCTGATTGGATATGCTTTTATAAATTTATAAGTTAGTGATGGTCCAGAGTTAACATCTCTTTCAAATTTTGTAATATAAAGGTTTTCTGTTTGGTACGTATCTGGAAATCTAACTCTGTAACTATAATTCGGTTTATTGGCAGAAGTTTGCTCATCAACAATATAAGAAATCCATCCCTCAAAAAATTTGATAATCGTATAATCACGATCTACATAAAATGTGAAATCTGCCCTATCATCATATTGCCTTCTATAAGCATGTCTCTCAGTTACACCTGAATAATCATTATCAATTTGATTTGTAATTAAAGATGATCCGGGTAATGATGCCTCCGAACAAGATAATTGGAGTAATTCTATATTATTGCTATCATAAATGATTCCTGCAGCACCTGCATTTTCTCTTAGTTCTAACCAGGTTTTTAAATCAAGTCCATCTTCCCCTGCAGGAAGATGAGGAATATCAAAAGAACAAACAAAATTAGAAGTCAAAGATGGTCTGAGCAACTTTGACTTTATATTCGACATTGAATAAATTGTAGGTGTCGGAGCTCCAGACGTTGCCATCTATAAATACTTTTACTGATATATTATGTATAATGGCCGAGAGCATTAAGAGTCGTTATAAACCAGAGTATCCACAAAAATATAAGGGTGATCCAAATAATATTATTTGTCGCAGCAGTTGGGAAAGACGTTTTTGTAGGTGGTGTGATTTGAATGAAAATATTATTGAGTGGGGTAGTGAAGAATTTTTTATACCATATCTCTCCCCATTAGATAATAGAGTTCATCGTTATTTTCCAGACTTTTTAATTAAAGTAAAAGATCAGCATGGAAAAATTAAAAAGTATGTTATTGAAGTAAAACCAAAAAAACAGACAATCCCACCAAGCCAAACTTCAAAGAAAAAAACTAGAACATTCATCAATGAAGTGAAAACTTATGCTGTTAATGAAGCAAAATGGAAAGCAGCAAAAGAGTGGTGTGCAGATAGAATGCTAGAATTCAAAATCATTACCGAAGAAGAATTAGGTATCAAGTAATGGCAAGAAAAGTCAGCAAAGCACAAAAACAAGAAGGCACTTTTCTTTCCAGACAAAGAGAAAAATTAAAGCAACAAAAAGACAGAAGAATTAATTTGTTAAAAAAAACTTTAGATGGTATTAGTGATCCCGAAGATAAGATGTTAGAAATTATGAAAGTTTTGACTGAAATGGAAATTATACCAGATCCAGGAAATTATTATACTTTCGTTTATCGTGCCAAGACTGTTAAAGATAAAGACAAACAATATCCAGGAATGCCAACAGATGAAATTTATTATGATCAACATCCTCTTGTAGCAGTGATGGAAATAAAACCTTGGGGATTTAAAGGTTTAAACTTTCATTGGGGAAAAATGAGAAACTATACTTGGGATGAGGTGCTTGGACAATTGCATTTGATCTACCCCCATGAAATTGACTATTTTAGATCTTTAGAATATACAAAACTCATAAAATATAGAACTAAATAGATAAAAAAGTCTATAATGTCTCATACTCTACAAAAAATTGAGATGATTAATCCTCCTGTAAGTGGGGAGGAATTCTGATGGCACAAGCAACTAGTGGGGAAAAACTTATAACCATAGATGGACAAAAATATAAAGTCAGAACTCAAGTAGTATATCAAGATGGATTGGGTGTTCCAGGAACATTAAGCACCACAGCACCAATTCGATATGTAGTTGAATATTTACCACCACCTGGGCCATTCGATCCTTTTCCAGTTTGGACCCAATTAGGTGAAAGAGATAATACAAGTCAAAGTAATTGGTCTTTTACACCTGCAGCAGGTGCTGGATTTAAAAAAGCACTTGTTGAAAAAGGACCAAATAGTTTAACTGCTTCGTTAGACGATAGTACAGTAAATGCATTAAGTTCTGCTGCAGGAGTAACAAAACAACAAGCACGTTTAACTCTTGATGTAGCACCAAACTTAGCTCCCACAGCTCCTGCACCAGATCCAGTAGCACCAAGTCTTCCATCAACAACATCTTTTGAAGAAGCAGTACAAACTCAATTACAAAATTCAGAAATACAAGGAACTGCTTCTGCGGATTTTAGTAAGGTGGAAATGATATACCCATCAAATCTTTCAAAATCCACTCAAGACTACTTACAAATAACAGCATTAGAATATAGAGCAAGAACATTAGGAACAACTGGAACAAATTTTGACTTCAAAAAAATAAGTCAAGGATTTACTCCAAGAGATAAAACAATAAGAAGAGGAACTTGTTATCTTCCAATACAACCAATTATTCTAGATCAAAACATAGTTAATTGGGGTCCAGAAAATATGGATGCATTTAGTGCATTATTTGCACAGGCATCATATGCAATTGCAAATAATCCAGGACAAGTTTTGAAAGGATTTCAAGATTTTACTGGAGCACTAGGAGTTTTGGGTGGAGATCCTAATATTCAAAACGCACTAAGAATATATCTTGCTGGAAGAGCAGTGGGTAATCAGTCTTTCTTTACCAGAATAACAGGAGCAATCATCAATCCAAATTTAGAACTATTATTTAATGGTCCTACTTTAAGAACTTTCAATTATTCTTTTAGATTGTCACCAAGAAATACGAAAGAAGCAAAATCTGTTAAAACAATCATCAGATTTTTTAAAGAAATGAGTGCCGTAAGAACTGCAAACAATGCTATATTTTTAAAATCTCCAAATGTATTTCAAATAAAATATATCAAAGCAGGATCTGGTCAAGATCATACATCATTAAATAGAGTTAAAACTTGTGCTTTAACAAGTATGACTGTTAATTATACACCAGATAATTCTTACATGACTTTTACAGATACAGAAGCAACAATGACTTCGTATGATATGGCACTTACTTTCCAAGAACTTGAACCAGTTTATGATAGAGACTATCAACAATTTGCAGATAAGTCAGTAATAGGATTCTAAAAATGGCAAAAACTTATTTTAGACAAGTCCCTAATTTTGAATATGTTAACAGAAATGCAGACAATCAAGACATTTCAAGTTACATTGATGTAAAAAATTTATTTAAACGTGGAAAACTTCGTGAAGATATTTTTGGAAATTTAAACTTTTTTACAAAATATCAAATCATCGGTGACGAAAGACCTGATAATGTTGCATATAAAGTTTATAATGATGAAACTCTTGACTGGGTTGTTCTTCTTTCTAACAATATCCTCAACATCCAAACAGAATGGCCATTACCTCAAAGAGATTTTGACCGCATTCTTTTAGAGAAATATGGTGATTACAATACTCTTTATAATGGAGTTCATCATTACGAAACTCTAGAAGTAAAAAATTCCAGTGGAATTACGTTGCTTTCCAAAGGATTACAAATTCCTAGCACATGGCAAACAAATGGAAATTTTGTCAAATCTGGAAGTGCTTATTACTATGAATATTATGATGACAATCTTGGTTATTATGTAACTCTTCCGTTTAATGAAGTAGCAGTTGCAGTTACAAATTATGAATATGAGTCAACAATCGAAAATGATAAGAGAAATATTTTTGTTCTTAAACCACAATATCTAAATGTTGTTTTCAATGATCTAGAAAATATTATGCCATATAAAAAAGGTGCTGCTCAGTATGTAAGCAGCACCTTAAAGAAAGGAGACAATATTAGATTATATCAATAATCAGTCTTCTGCAAGTTTCTGGAAGTAAGAAAGTGCATCATCTTCATCTTCATCAACTTCCTTAGTTACTACAGGAAGTGAAGGAGACTTTGAACGAGCATAAGACTCTTCCAGTTCCTTTACAACAGAACTTTCAATACTGTTTTCTGTGTAATTATCATATTCAGTTTCGTCTTGGATGGACATGCGTGAACTTCCTTTTTGTCCAAGCACATACTTCAGACGTTTTTCAAGATCATCATAAGACTTGAATTGATCTGGAGCAGTAATAGCAGTCAGAGAATACTGCTTTTTCCAAAGTGCTTCTAGAGCATCGTCATCGTCCAGAAGAGGAGCAACACGATCAAACTCAGACTTATCGTAGTTCCAGTAACCGTCTTTCTTGACGATCTTCAGTTTGAAGTTAGCACCTTGCCAGAAGTCAAAAGGATTAATAGGAGTTTCATCCTCAAACTCAGGTTGCATTGCTTCCATGATCTTATCAAAGATCTTCTTACCATACTTATAAAGAAATACTTTACCCTCATTTTGAGGATTAGCAGCATCTTTTACAACGTAGATGTTGCTATAGTAAGAAAGTTTGCGTTTCTGTTTACGAACAGTTTCTTTATCAACATCACTACCACTGTTCCAAAGTTCACGATTGTATTCAGAAACAGGATCTTTACCACCAACAGTAGTCAGAGAGTTCTCAATATACCAACCACCAGGACCTTGGAATGCATGAGAATACATCTTAGCCCAGGGAAGTTCTTCACCTTCAGGTGCAGGAAGGAAACGGATAACTGCAAAACCATTACCAGTCTTATCCATTTCTGGTTTCCAGAAACGATCATCAGCACTACCAGAAGAAGTGCTCATTTTCTCAACTTCTTTGACCAGTTTCTGGGTCAGTGAACCAAGTTTGGATTGCTTTTTAAGATTTTCAAAAGACATTTGTACCTCGTATTAGTTGGATTTGGCCTTTGTGTACTTCGTTATTCTACTGGTCAGAACCAGTTTTGTCAATCTGATCACGCATCACATCAAGAAGTTTTGTCATATTGTTAAAAATTACATTCATATCAACATCAGGAGGAAGTCCCATCATAGTAGATGATTCTGTAATTTTTTCTTTCATTTTCTTTGCCTCAGGATCATCAGATAAACTCAGTCTTGTGTATAAGACTTTTTGTTTTTCCAGAAGAGATTGAAGCAGATCCACATGTTTAATTTTATCCTCACGTTTCATGCGAGGAAACTCAAATACATTATGATAAACTTCTTGTTGAAGTTCCGAAATTTCAGACATCTCAGAACGAACGACTTCCGAATCAAAAAAACTCATTTTTCTCCAATGATAGTTTCTCTCAAAATTTTCTTATAATGAAGTACATCGATATTTAGGAATGGGGAATACTTTTTCATACGCATTGATACAGATTCCCACACAGGATCTAAAAGTTTCTTATCAAAATTTTTACCGAACAGGAATATTTTGTCATAGATTACCAAAGTCTCTATACTAATTGTCCCGTTCAGGAATTTTTTTAAAATTAATGGATGTCCCTTAGAACAATCAAAAACATCATCCACTTTGTTACCTTCAAATAAAGATTCAGTTTCTTGTTTAAAGATATAAGAAAGAGATTGATTTCTTTTTTTCCATTCCATGTATCTATCTTCACCCTCTCTCATCATTTCTCCTATCCAAAGTTTACTTGGATCAGTGCAGGTGATGAAGTTTGATACAAAAAATTCAACTATTTCTTGATCTGTTTTTTGTCTGGATACTTTTTCAAACCAGAAACGATCTTTTCTTTTGTAAAAAGATTGTACAGTCGCACGACTCTTTCCACAATACTTGTGGTAGTCATAACTGTCTTTAGTGAAGTGATTTTTTAAAGACAGATAACAACGATAGGCATCAACTGGCATCATCAAAAAAGTAATATAAGGATTTTTTGCCGGGAATTTTTTCCCCCCAAAAATGAATTAAAAAACCAATTTTGCTCTGGAGGTCTTCTTAAGAAAGTTTAACTCCATTGCTTCATACTTAATCTTTTCCTTGAGAGGTTTAGATATTAGCTTTGGAACAGACTCCAAATCAATACTATTCTTTTCACAGAAGTGAACAATAGCATCGATATAGTTCATGTCTTCATTCGTATGAACTAACGATTCAATTTCTTGTGCGAATCTAGAAGGGCAAAAAAACTTACTTTCTAAAACCTTTTCTAATTCATTCTCCATTTGACCTAGTATTGTGATTTGCAAATTCCTTGATGTAACGAACTAATAGTTTAATATAGTCCCCTTTGTTCCTTTTGTCAAATACTTTTACCTCTCCACCTGGAGTAACCATTAATGTGATAAGTTTTTTAATGGGAATTTCAGTTAATTCGTAATAAGCAGCAGCATAAAACATTTCCTGCACAAAGTAATTTTCAATCCACTCCTCTGGTTTAATTTTGTCTGAAGTCTTAAAGTCGATTACGGCAAGTTCTCCTTCATATTCCGCAATACAATCAACTCGTCCAGCAAGTCCGTAGTATTCCGAATAAAGAGTCCTTTCAATCGCATGAATATTATTTATCTTATCCAGATAAGGTTTTGCATGATGAAACATGTGCTTTGTTAGGATTTGATAATTATTCCAGTCTAGATCTTTGTTTTCAAGATAATCTTGGCATACTTGGTGAAAGTCTGTTCCTCTTGCAGTTGCTCTTTTAGTAATACGATTTGCTTCTTCAATACCAACTCTTTCACGCCATTTCACAAAGACTTGACGATTGTAAAATGAAGTGACTGAAGTGATGGAAGGAACCCATTGACCACTTGGAAGATTATAAAGACGAATGTTTTCTGTTGTTTTACAATCTAATTCAAGTTCACCCAGATAATTATGATGAATAAAACTCATAAACCAAGTTCCATTTTAGCAACAATATATTCTTTACATAGACCAGAACGAACAATATCTTCTGCACCAAATTCAATAATATCAAAAGATGGCATTACACGAAGAATTCTCATGAAATCAATAATTCCATTCTTTTCGTTTGTCTTAATAAGGTCTGACTGAGTAGCATCACCGCAGAACATAATCTTACTATTTTCACCAACACGAGTGATTATACTATCAAGTTCATGGAAGTTTAAATTTTGAAATTCATCTACGATAATGATTGCATTATCTAAGGTTGTTCCACGAATGAAAGAAGTGCTCCAAAAACTAATCGTTCCTTGAGTTTTAAGATTGCCATAAAGCATTTCAAACGCAGAGTCATCTGGCATTTCAAACATATACTTTACCATATTCTTATATGGAATTTGATAAAGTGAAGACTTATCCTCATGATCTCCAGGAAGGAAACCAATCTCACGGGTGGCTACAAGACTTCTTACAATATAAATTTTATCGTATGGAGATCTCTCATCCAATACATCTCTAAGAGCATTGTAAAGAGTGATAAATGTCTTACCAGTTCCTGCTGCACCATATGCAACTATATTCTGATCAAGTTTATACTTTTTAAAAAGTTCTTCTTGATTATCAGTCAATGGATCTATAGTTTTCATATAGTCCAAATTGATTGGTTTTTTCCTTTTCATTTGCCTATTACTTGTTCCAAAAGGCACTGGGTTTGCAACTTTTTTTCTTGGCATAAACTTATTTGATAGGTTTTACTTTTGCACCAGGCATTTTTGATGCTCTATGAAGAACATCATTCCATCCAGGATGTTTGTTGATAAGCTTGTTTGCCCAATCACCAACTTCTCCAACATTCATTTGCGTTGGAATAAGAGGTTTGAGTTGAGGGTTTTCTTTGAGATATGGATCTTTTTCTGCCATGTACATCCATTTCTCAAATATCTCACCAGTTTCTGTATTTTCAAATCTGTAAGTTGGCATTTTACTCTATGATCTATACGGATATTTATTCAATAGTAATAGAAGGTGCGTCAGAACACTCAGAACAACCTTCACGAGTCCAACCAAGTGCTTCAGATACTGCAGGGAACTGACAAGTAAAAATACAACGCACTAGTTCTGCAATCTCCATATGTTCTTTTTGAGTACCATGTGCAGACCTTAGATCAATGTAATGAATCCAAGAACGCACGGATCCTGTCATATACAGTCTTGTAGGGGTTGCAAGAGGCAATACAAACCTTGCACACTCTTTTGCCACTCCCTTTTCTAGAAGACGGTTGTAGAGTCGCAGAGCACTCTCAAAATGAACACGAATATCTTCTGTCAGAGTCAGTTTCAAATAATCAGGAATATCATCAATACTATTCTGACGATTCTTAGTATCCTGACGACGCAGTTCAGGAAGAGGAATCGTTTTATTCAGAAGATTAGTATCAGCATATCGTTGTGAAAATTCTTGATATGTGAAGGACCTATGACGCAAAATCTGAGCTGCAATACCACGAGTCGTATTGATCTCCACAGTCATCGAAGCTTGTTCGAAGATCGACCAGTGTTGGTGTTGAATACAATACTTAAGTAGTCCAGAGAACTTTTCATTCTCTTGATTAGCAGGATTACTCACCCTAGCACAGTAAGCCATATGCTTCTCTGCATCTGGAGTAACACTAATAAGTTTTACTTCTGGTTTCATAAATTCGAAATCAGTCGGGATATCCATCATCGTCTCCATCGTAAAATACTTCGTCGTAATCGGAAATGTAAGGTGCTACTTCTTCGTAACTTGCTTTGTATGAATCTACATCAGAATAAATCTCTGACTTCAAACATTCTACCAGAGATTCAAGGTTTCTGACAATTAACTTAAGCTTTTCTCTATCCATTCATATGAACGCTGACAAAGCTAATTATACACAAAAAAAGAGGGGTTGTCAAGACCCCTCTGACTTAAACATTTTTTCAAACCATTCTACCAAATGAATGCGATAACAAGACCAATAACGACACCCACGATATGTTAATAGATAACACGCAGGACCTCTACTGTCCTTATCCATATCATCATAATGATAATGGTAATCTTCCATTACTTACTCAGCAATAGAACTTCTGCATAGATTAAAAAAATGAATGCTGTTGATGCTCCAGTGATTGCAGCAATTGTAGCAATCATTTTCCTGCTCCAACATTAGCAAGTTGTGCTTGATGACGACGTTGTTCTTTTTGCTTTTGCTCTTTGATGATCTGAAGTACATTAAGTTTTTTCATTTGTGTCCCTCCTTTACAAAACGAACACCACGATAGGTTTCGTTGTATTGTTGGGGTTCTTGTTGCTGTTGTGATTGTTGCTGCTTACGAACTTCTGTGTCGTATGCTTGACCACGATAAACTACTTTCGACATTGGGGTTCTCCTAAAGAAATGAGATGGTTAGTCCCGTTCCTTCAGTCGGCTTTTGCGTCTATAAAGCATCCTTTTTTTGTTACTTGTTTAACTTCCCACACAAGATTATTTTTTTGTTGAGTATTAACAACTTGGTTTGTGTTAATCCTATTAATAATAAGTTGTGCTTGTAAACAGGTTAAAAAAAGTTGCTCCATAGATGAACGATCCGTTCCGAGTCGGCTTACTTGCGTCAGAGTTTCCTCTGATGAACGTAAGGTCATTATAGACCTACCACTATAGTTATACAAGTAAGTTTGTAAAATGTTATACCAATTTTATTATTTCTTAATCTTGATTCTTTCTATCGTACTGGTGCCACTTGCACCAACCATTCGGAGAGATCTTACCACTTACAGCAGTGCAAGCATTTGGTGGTCTCCACATATTGCAATTAGAGCACTTTTCATTTCCTTTTGGTTGATTGATATATCCAGCAGTTTTTTTAGATGATTTTTCTTCTTCAGACAAAAAATCTTTAAAACTTTTCATTAGTCTCTCTGTCTCCAATCTTCTGGTTTATCCTCTGCAAAAAAGTCAACAATATCATCGGCACTATAAAATCCTATTCTATGATTGCTAGGATCTGGATCTCCTAAATCAAGAGCATTCATAAAATCATCAAGGCCACCCTCTTGCATATCTGGATTAGACGCACGGCGTCTTGCCTGTCTCAAAAGAGTTGCTGCAGATCTATTTGCTTTTGCTAGTTTTTCTGCCCAGATCATTTCACTTAACTCTACAGATTCACCTTTTACAATCTTCTCACAGATTGATTCAAGACGAAGGCGGTATTGAGTAGAGAGCATATACTTCTCCAGATATAGTGTATTTAGTTAACGCTCAATATAACTCAAGGTATGATCTTGAGCATAAAGTTGTTGAATAATAATATCACATCCAATTTTTGGATTACAGTCTCCACAGGTATAAACATCCACTGCTGCTTTACCTTCCTCAGGCCAAGTGTGAATACTAATATGACTTTCGGATAATAAACAGATTACAGTGACTCCCTGGGGTTCAAACTTTTTTGAAATGGTTTGAATCACAGTAGCACCACTTGCAACTGCTGCATTTTCAAGTAAATCAATAAGACAACGTTCATCATCTAAAAGGACAAAAGAGCATCCATATAGATTTAGAAGATAATGCTTACCCATCTTCAAGTTCCTTTAACAAATCACTTACGATTTCCTCAGTGCCATCCATTGTTTTAACAGCAAATAATGGAGACTTCATATACTTTTTTATTTTTTTGTATCTCTTAAGAAGATTTTTTACTTCATCTTTATTTACAGCAACTTCAATGCTTTCTTCACTAAATCCTTCACTCATCTTCCTTTTTTCTTTTTCTCAGGTTGTTTATATCCCCACAATTTAGGGTTGGTTCGACCATATCCAAAATCAATTTTTTGCACAACACCAGGACCATACTTATCATAATACATATCAAAAATACGAACTCTAGAACCTCTTACAAGATCCATACATTGCTGACCATCAACAATGTACCATATCAAATATGCATCATTTGGGAAAGATGGATCTTTAACTTTATCTAAAGTAGTATCTTGAAGTAGAATATCACACCCATAAGTATCTGGCAGAATATTTTTAATTTCTTTTCTTTGTTCTGCCATATTTTTCTCCGTGCTTGTAGCAATGGTCACGAACGACCACCCCACTGAATATCTGGATATGCTTTTTCTACAATCTCTCTCGTGATTTTATATTTAGACTGAAGGTTTTTATCTTTAACCAAAACTAAAATGTCAGATTCATTTGGATGAAGACTTTCTAAAATTTGAATAAAAATAGTTTCTCTACGAATTGTAGAAAGTGTATCATTACCACCCTTTACAAAGTGATAAAGATTTTTATATTCTCTTCGGAGTGATGAATGATCAGTTCCAAGAGGATTTTCATTTGGTTTATATGGAACAGGTCCAGATGGAAGAACAGAAATTATACTTGAATCAAAGTTCCAAATCAAAAGAGTTTTAAGAGCATCTGTTTCATATTTTTTTAAAATAGAAACTTTGTCATCCTCTGTAGTTTGTTCAGACACCAATTCAAGAATTTCATTCATAAAAGGATTTGGTGGAAGACTAGTATCTTTCTTTTGCTTTGAACTAGGTCTTCTATTCGTCGTCGTCTTCTTCGTCGTAGTAGTCATCGTCATTTTCAAATCGTACAGCTAAAATTTCGTCGGGTATTACATTCCCATTTGAATCAAACATCTCTGGGTGTGTGTAAACAGGTTGAGTTTGGTAGAAGTGTTCTTTCGCTAACCATCCTACTACCCCTCCTACAAAAAAGAACATGATTGAAACTAATGTTCCTATGGTGAGAGTTACTGCTAGCATTTGTCTTCTCCAGAGAATTTACTTTTTCCTTATATCAAAGTGAAAGTCTATAAAGAAATGAAATTCTCTGCGGAAGAGAGAAATCATTTTACCAAACTTCACTTGAAAAGTTTTTGGTTTTTCTGATTTTCTCCTCCTATTGCGTAGTAATAACTCAACACCCCGATTAATTTGGGGTTCACTTTTATTTAGTTTGCTTTTTTCGTCGTCCAGGTCGTCTATCATGACTATATTTCCATGCATCTTCTAAGATGCCATACAAGTAATTTCTGATTTTTCTTGCTTGTGGTTTTGGTATATGACCATAACCTTCACGAAGTTGTTTATGTATTTCATCAGAACCACCTTCAAGATAGTCATCAAGATCCATTACAAGATTGTTTAATTCACTTGCAGTTGCACTCTCAATAAACTCTTCAACTTCAATTCTTTTAGTTCCACGGACTTTTAGGTAATCGTAAAATTTTAAAACAAATTGTCCATTAAAAGCATAATCAATTGCTTTCTCAACATCGTTATAAACTTCGTGAAAATTAGTATCCATTAAACTAGATTTTGCTCCTTAAGGTATTGAACAGTATCTGTACATCCTCCAATATGTTTTTCATCTACAATAACTTGGGGGAAAGTAGACCCATTTCCAAATTCTGCATAGAACTCTTCACGGGTAAAATCTACACCAAGTTTGTAAACTACATGTCGTAGTTCTGCCAACTCTAACACCTGTTGAACTTTTGTGCAATATGGGCAACCGTCTTTTGAATAAACTGTAAATGTCATACTTTTTTGAGTGTTTATAGAATATGTATTATAAGTTTCTTTTGGAGGTCTGTAAAGATTAGGCCAAGTATCTCTAATAATCTCTGCAAGTTTGTATGGTGTTTCGGAGGTGATCATCAAAATCTTTTTGGAGTGTAATCCATATCTTCTAAAAGAGTGTCTAACATCTCTCCATATTCTTTAAATCTTTTATCTCCTGCAATAAAACATCTTTGACGCATCCAAAGAGCATCTGCTAAAAGTTTAATTTGTTCTTCTGAAAGTGATAGAGTTTTCATGATTTTTAGTAATGATAGTGATCTGTCAATGACATTAGAAACATAAAAATTCCAAATGCTATAAAAAATATAAGAATGGTGACCATAAAAAAAGGAGTTCGGAGAACTCCTTCTATTTATTTTTAGGTTTTATATCAACCGATGGTTGGAGCAGTCAGAGCAACAGGAGTTGTTTCTACACTAGCAAGATCCAAAGGGAAATTATGGGCATTTCGTTCATGCATTACCTCAAAGCCAAGGTTGGCACGGTTGAGGATGTCCGCCCAAGTGTTGATGACACGACCGTTGTTGTCCAGCAGTGATTGGTTGAAGTTGAAACCGTTCAAGTTGAATGCCATTGTGGAAACACCCAGAGCAGCAAACCAGATACCAACAACAGGCCAAGCAGCAAGGAAGAAGTGAAGTGAACGTGAGTTATTAAAGGAAGCATATTGGAAAATAAGACGACCGAAATAACCGTGTGCGGCAACGATGTTATAAGTCTCTTCTTCTTGACCGAACTTGTAACCATAGTTCTGTGACTCATTCTCAGTGGTTTCACGAACCAGTGAGGAAGTTACCAGA